CACTTACTGAACTTGCATTATAAAGAACAAAAAACGGTTCTGTTCTGTAAGCACAATATTCCATTAACGGGTAAGTCGTCCCTACAGATTTATAAGCGATTCCTGCCCATTCAACTCCATCATATTTAAATTTTACCGCCTTGAATCCTACCATTGAACCGATGGACGAACCATCATACTCCCGGTTAGTATCCATTGACCAAGATACACTTAATGTGGTACTTGAACCCTGGGCAAATTTAAATCTGCATATATATGAATTATCATCATACCCTCCAGTTCTAGAGAATGATATAGTGCCAAATATATTTTCCGTTGTGGCAACATTTACTCCGTCACACGTTTTGCATAAGCCTACTATATGTGTGGTATCATATAAACTGGGACCTATAACAAAATTTACCTTCCCATCTAGACTATCCTTGACCAGCTTCTCGCTCGGATAATTAGTGTCCGTTGTAGTAGAGGACCATCCAGTGACTTTATTGGATGTATCTTCTTTGCCAGCCAGGGCAGTCTTGATTCCGCCGCTCGTCACCGCATTGGTGGAATTTGCTGTTGGCGTGGTATCCATCGTGGTAGCAGTAGCGCTAATCTTTCCGTCCGTTTCGGAAATCGCCGATATATACTTGCCGGCACCACCGACGGACGATACATCAAGCGCCTGTATGGCGGTAGTAATGTCCCCGGATTTGGCAAATGCTTCGAACGTTCCCTTGGGAGTAAGGGCGGTAGTCGTAGTAGACCCGTCGAACGACACTGATGTCCTGGCAACCTTGCTGGAATCGGAACTATCCGTTACAACGAGCTTGTCTCCGCTAGCGATAGTTATGTCAGTGGTCTGCAGCGTGCCGCCATTCTGTATATTCCCGTGGGTATGGGAAGATGGTGTACGAGCAGACGTATACGGATCGGAAGATGGCAACGCAAGTGTATGTGTACCATCATAGGCTTGCGCTGTAGTGGATAGCGTAAGTGTGGAATGGCTATGCTTCTTGCTGACCGCGTCAGCAACATCAGTTCCTTTTATTGTAGAGGTCTGAACCTTGGCATTGTCAGCGTCGCGGATGACGACATAATCATTGCCGGCGGCAGCGGCGGCAGTGTCTGTTAACGTACCGGTGTTAGAAATATTTCCGTGAGTATGGTTGGAAGCTGCCTTGCCATTAATAGCAGTTTCAAGTGCCGACCCAGATTTTGCTGCCGATGCGGTAGCGGCATCGCCTGAGATATTGGCGGCAATCGTGTTGGTACTAGGATTCAGCGTAATATCGGCATCATATACAGCTTCAGTTGCTGAACCCGATGTAGGGCTGGCGGATGCGGTGGCCAGAATCTTGTAATTGACATTGTCAGTCTTGGCTGTAGCCTTGACCTTGGTGTCGGAGTTGGGGTTGCTGACCCACTTTGCGGTGCCAGCAGAATCCCATGCCAAGTACTGGCCGGAAGAACCGCCGGACGGGATATGCTTGTTACCTTCGGTCGTCGGGTGGGTATATACCGTCACGTCAGTGCCGTTAATTTTCACACTGCCGTTAGTGGTTGATGCCTCGGTTTTCGTGGCGCCTTCGGCAATGCCGTCAAACTTGGTCTTTGCAGTACCGCTAGAGAATGCCGTGGCAGTGGCCGCGTTGCCCGTACAGGATGTGGAACTGCCGCTGATGTTCACGCCCGTTTCCGAGGATAGGAGGCCCTTTGTCCACGTCCAAATCGTAGACAGCTTGCGGAAGCCCCTCGTCACGCCGTTGCTCTCGGATGGCGAGGCCAGCTCGAACACGACTCTGTCATCGCCGGAGGTTTCGTCGGAGATTTCGGACTTGCCCGTCGTGATGTTGTACTCTGCGGCCTTCAGCGTCGTTTTACCCGTTCCGCCATTACCCGGATCAAGCGTTCCGGTAGTCTTGATGTTGGTGACATCTGCGGAGCCATCAAAAGACGTGTCGGTGCTTGTATTGGAGAGCGATACAGCTAATTTGCGAGCCGTCACCAACGACCTTGACTTTTGTACTATTCCGGTGCCGTCATTTTCTACTTGGACAGGTAGTTTTTGCTTGGCCACATGGTTTGCGTTTGATTTCCAAACAGTACCAGGCAAAATGCCGAGGCTGTAGAGAGCAATCCTACCGCCCGACCCGCTCGTCGGTTTTTTGGTGACCCAATAAGTGAATCTTATTGCGACACGTCGACCAGACAATTGTGAAGAATAACCACCAAGAATATCGCCAATTGGAATCGAATTCCACCCACCATCGCCTGATACGTTGTAGTCGCCCAACGTGGTCCAAACACCGTCATTTGCAATAAAATGTGGACCAGTTTGAACTTCAACGACGCAGTGTGCAACCTCGGGAGATGACGACCTATTTACATAAAGCAAAATTCGTTTAACTTGTCCATAGCACCAGGTGTCTGAATACTCCGTAGCTCCAAACGGCAAAAGCGCAATCGTCACTCGTCCCCTTTGGAGGGGCAGAACGTTGTCATCTGTAGTTGTTGGCCCAGCGGGAAGGGTCACTCCAGATGTCAAATTGCAGAATTGCTTTTTTTGAGAATCCGTCAAACTAACAACGGTCCAAGTTTCACCACCATCCGTAGTCTGCTCGTATTTTATATTTTCTGGTGGCGGATTTGCTATAAGGTTTTGAGGATACATCCCCATTTCTATTGGAGAAAGGTCTGTGTGAAAATCACCTCCCCACGCAACGTCCGATTCCTTTACTTCCTCGAATGTTCCCTTCTTTGACAAAAAATTTTTTGTGGTAGAGCCATCAAACGCGACACTAGCACGTTTGACCTTGTTGCTATCCGAAGAATCCGAGATTATAATCTTATCGCCATTGGCTATGGTTACTTCGGACGGGGCGTTCGGGGCCTTCTCATCAAGGCTATCCTTGACTAGCTTCTCGCTAGGATAATGAGTGTCTGTTGTAGTAGATGACCATGCAGTGACCTTATTGGATGTATCTTCTTTGCCATCCAATGCAGTCTTGATTCCGCCGCTTGTTACCGCATTGGTGGAACTTGCCGTCGGCGTGGTATCCATCGTGGTAGCCGTGGCGGAAATCTTGCCGTCCGTCTCGGAAATCGCGGAAATGTACTTTCCACTACCGCCAACAGAAGATACATCGAGCGCATTTATTGCTGACGTTATGTCCCCAGACTTAGCAAAAGCTTCGAATGTACCTTTAGGCGTCAGCGCGGTTGTCGTGGTGGTTCCGTCGAACGAAACGGATGCACGCGCGACTTTGTCTGAATCAGAACTGTCCGTAACAACCAGCTGGTCTCCGGATGCTATGGTAATGTCGTTGGTTTGTAACGTACCGCCATTCTGTATATTGCCGTGGGTGTGTGACGATGGAGTACGCGCGGACGTATATGGGTCGGATGACGGAAGTGCGATGGTATGAGTGCCATCGTACGCTTGCGCTGTAGTAGAAAGTGTTATATTACTATGCGAATGCTTCTTGCTTACGGCGTCAGCAACGTCCGTCCCCTTGATGGTGGAAGTCTGTACCTTAGCGTTGTCGGCATCTCGAATCACTACATAGTCGTTACCGGCGGCAGCGGCGGCCGTGTCGGTCAGTGTACCCGTGTTCGAGATGTTGCCATGAGTATGCGACGCCGGAGTAACACCGGAAATCGTGACTTCGGTAATCCCGGTAACCTGGCCGAGCGAATTCGTGGTAATCTGCGGAACCTTGGTAGCCGTTCCTTTCGACGTATATGCCGTCTGCGTGGCAAGGGCATCTTGCTTTGCATTCCAGGTGGACGCGCTCGCAATATGGGTGTCGGAAATGGTGCCGGATATGTCCGAATCGGACACGTTGCTTTTCCATGCGAGGTCACCCATGCTCGCATACCATTTCTTTATCTTTCCGAACATCGTGGCGAGGCTTTCGGCGCTGTTGATGTTGGCCTTACTGCCTGCCTGAGTGAACGTTACCGTTACATCCTTGCCGTCTCCGTTCTTCTTCAGGTAGTCGGAGAGGTCTACGGATTTCTCGCCCACCTTGATGAACTGGGAATTGGTTGCGTCCCAAATGTACTCCTCGTACTGGTCCGCGCCAGAACCGCTAGGGCCGACATAGTACACTGTTCCGGTGCTTCCGGATGCCGGCAATGTGGCGACAACTTGTACCTTCCCGTTAAGGAGCGTATCAGTCTCGGTCTTGGTGTAGGCGTCCGTAATCCCGTAGCCAGACAACGTGGTGGCCGCGTCGGCTTTTCCCGAAGCTGGGTTATTGACCCACTTGGCTGTGCCGGCGGAATCCCAGCCAAGGAACTGACCAGATGAACCACCAGAAGGAACGTGTTTGTTTCCGGCGGATGTCGGGTGGGTGTACGCAGTTACGTCAGAGCCATCTACCGAAATCTTGCCGTTGGTAGACGCTGTAACGCTGTGTACGGCGTTCTGATCACGGAAAATATAGTTGTCCGAACCACTGACTATCTTGCTTAGGACCTTATCGGCCATGAAATTTCCCCTTCAGAGTATCTAGGTTAGTTGCCGCTAGTTACAGTACCGATCGCCTTGCTGATAACGAGGGCATTGTCGTTGGCATCATAGTTCATCGTAAATACAGGTTCCCTGCTGGTGTCGGTAGGGTGGACGTGGTCTCCGCGTGCGAACGCCGCAGAGGAGCCGGCCGCTGCGGTACCGTCCATCAACGGCGTAGAGTCGGACGGAGAGGCCCCGCTGAACTCTTCCCATGTACCCTTTGGCGTAAGCGCCTTGTTGGTGGTAGTGCCGTCGAATGTGATGCTGGTCCGAGCGACCACATTGCTATCCGATGCGTCAGTAATGACTAGCTTGTCACCATTAGCGACAGCTACGTCGGTAGTTTGCAATTTACCATCATTAGTAATATTGCCATGTGTATGCGACGTTGGCGTACGCGCGGATGTATACGGATCAGTTGACGGGAGTGCCAGCGTATGCGTACCATCATATACTTGGGCGCTTTTGGACAATGTCAGACTGGAATGTTCGTGCTTCTTGGTTATCGCATCGGCAACATCGGTACCCTTTATGGTGGATGTTTGTACTTTGTTATTATCTGCATCGCGGATGACAACGTAGTCGTTACCGGTTGCGGCGGCGGCGGTGTCGGTCAGTGCACCAGCATTCGAAATATTGCCGTGGGTATGTGAAGCCGGCGTACGTGCAGAGGTATACGGGTCATCCGTCGGGAGTGCCAGCGTATGCGTGCCATCGTATGTCTGTGCAGTTTTGGATAGGGTTAGACTGGAATGCTCGTGTTTCTTGGTTATCGCATCTGCGACATCGGTACCCTTGATTGTAGACGTCTGAATTTGGTTGTCGGTGTCGTCACGAATAACCAAGTAGTCGTCACCGGATGCGGCAGCGGCCGTGTCGGTCAACGTACCGCTATTCGAGATATTGCCATGGTTATGAGAGGCCGGTGTACGTGCCGTTGAATACGGGTCTGATGCCGGGAGCGCAATGGTATGCGTGCCGTCATAGGCTTGCGCCGAAGTAGTAAGCGTGATGTCGCTGTGGCTGTGCTTTTTACTCACGGCATCTGCGACATCGGTACCCTTGATTGTAGACGTCTGAATTTGGCTGTTGGTGGCATCGCGGATTACGACGTAGTCGTTACCAGCGGCAGCGGCGGCCGTGTCGGTCAATGTGCCGGTATCTGATATGTTTCCGTGGGCATGCGCTGCTGGAGTTACCCCAGTGATTGTAACTTCGGTAATACCGGTTACATGCCCGGTGGAATCTGTAGTTATCTGCGGAACCTTAGTGGCCGATCCCTTCGAAGTATAAGCGGTCTGGCTCGGATGGGTGTAGACGGCGGTGTCATTGCCGTTAATCTTTATATGTCCGTTGGTGGTTGACGTTTCAACCTTTGTTGCACCGGCGGCAACGGCATCGAGTTTTGCCTTATCGGCAGCCGTCATTAGACCGTTGGTTTCGCCAGTACCGGTAGCAACCGCGTTGGGTATAGTTACAACTTTATTCGCATCTTTCGTAAGAGGATTTGTCTGCCCGTCAAGCTTGATTCCTTGTACAGCAGAGTCGGCCTTGCTGCCTTGCGAGGATGTAGCGAAATCGGATGCCTTGGAGCCCGAGTCGGTCAGGTTGCCGTTGGAGTCAAGCCCAGCAAAGTTACCATTCGTTGCGCCGGAGACCTTGGTCGCGGTGTTGTCCGTAGTGATGTTGACGGCGGTAATCTTGCCGTCCGTTTCCGTTACCTTGACTTGGACGTTGTTGCCGTCCGTGCTCGTAATGGTGGCGTCCAAGCCATCAATCGCGTCACGCACGGCCTTTTCGGAAGCAGCCTTGTTGTTTTCGGATGCTACAGTTGCACCGATACTGCCAGCGAGTTGGACAACACCAGTCTGCGAGGTGGACGCGCTACGGATTGTTTTCTTGGTGGCCGTAATTTCGCCGTTTGCATCTTGAGAAATAGTGTCGATTGCGGTGATGGTGGTACCGCTTGCGGTGGGGTCGGTCTTGTCCGTCTGCTTCAGCTTGAACTCGCCGTCCATGCTTTGCCAAATGGCGGTCTGCGAGGAACCGGAGCCCGTTTTCCAGAAGATAAGGTCCTCGCCTGCCCTCACGGCGATGTTGCCGAGGGTGACGGTTCCCGAATCGCTCGCAATTACGCGGTCGCCGTTGTTGAGGTTGACGGCAAACCAAGTATTGATGGTGGCCACCGTCTGCTTGCCGAGGTAATGGCCCTGACCCGAAATCTGGGCGTCAACGTAGCTCTTGACGGCGCTGTGCGTTGCAAGGACGCCGTCGTTGTCGGCGACGTTTCCGCCCTTGGCGGCGTCCGCAATCTTGTCCAGCGTGACGGCCTTGTCGTTGATCTTTTCGGTCGTGACGGCTGAAGTGTCAATCTTGGAAGTGGTCACCTTGCCATCGCCGATAGTCGTCGAGATGGTCAGGTTCTGCGACATGTCTCCGGTAGCGTTACCGCCTACATCACCGCTTAACGCTATCTGGCGCGGTGTCTCTAGGCCCTTTGCGTAGATTTCGTAGTCTACTGTGGAGTTCGGGTTGCTGTTATCCCGAATGACTGAAATTTTACGTGTTCCACTCATGGTTCATTAACCTCCGTCCACCCTTCTCTAGGCAATGGACCTCTGAAAAGTTTTAATATGCCACTGTTCGGATCGTTATTTTCCGATTTCGTCTGCAACATGTGGTTTTCGATGAAAGAAAGCCTCTCGTTGATATCGCCTGGGATACCGGAATCGACAAGGTTTCCTGTTGAGTCTAGTGCTGCGATATTGCCTGCTACGGCGTCGACAACTTTGTCGGCCTTCATCTCAATGTCGTGTGCCGACGGTATGTTGTCCAGCTTTTCCTTGTCTTCCGCCGTCATCAGGCCAGAGACATACTCGCCGGTTTCTGGGTCTTCCCCAGCTTCCCTTATTGGCGAGAACACTAGCGTCACCCTGCCGTACTCGTCCTGGGTCATGCCGGTGACGGTGTAGCCGGAATCGCTAGTCACGGATGTCGCGGACTGCTTCACCAGTATGTCCGACGCGAGCACCCCGGAGCTCCCCAGGTTGCCTTCTGCGTCGAGCACCGGCAACTTGCCTTCTAACGATGGTTCTTCCGGAGTCGGTTCGACCTTGTCGGCTTTCTTTTCAAGTGCTTCTGCGGATATTACACCGAGTGACTGGCGTGCGGCTTCCTTCTCTTCTTCGGTATCGCCGCCGAAATCGCACATAGTTACTATGACCCTGCCGTCAACTTGCTTTATAGAGTGCAGTTGCTTACCGGCGAGGACAGTTTCCTCGTCTACGGTCATGTACTTCTTGACGTTCTCCCAGAAATGGGCCAGACCTGGGTAGTCGGCAAATTTCCGGTAATCGGTCGTTGCGTTGTCGGTATTTCCGCTCATGACCGCAGTTTATCTATTTTCTGCGGATTTGCGGCAGTTATTACCATCCAAAGATGCTGTCTATTTCCTCGTTGGAGAGAGGCTGGATTTTCTCGAGTTCTTGGACAACGGCTCCTGCCGACACCAGACGTTCGTCGGTCGGCTGGACGTTGGTGATGTTGGTTGCTATGGATGTACTGCTGATGTCTTGTACCGTGATCGACTCCTTGGCAATCTTGGCGTTCAGTACTATGTCGCTGGTGCCGTCGAAAGCAATCGGCTCGGATATGACATCGCCGTCTAGGGAAAACTTCCGCCCATCACGTAGGAAATGGTCTCTGACCGGTACCTTGGTCTTGTTAGGTAGAGTTACTACGTGGTAATCGGTAGCCATACAGCCTCCTTACACGTCGGCGAACAGCGAGTCCGCGATTTCTTCGTCGATCACGAGGCATCCGCGCTTTCCCTCGAACATGGCCTTCACCAGGGTGCAAGGACGGCGGCCGAGGATTATGTTGAGCAAGGAGCCGAACAGGCTTCCCGGACGTACGTCGCAACGGCTGAACGCGGCTTTCTTCGGTACGAGGATGTAGAACGGCGGCACGCCTCCGTTGTCGTCGATCGCCTCGGCGAAGTCGTCCGCAGTCATTCCGTAGGCGTACTTAAGGTACGTCCTCTTGGACGATGTGCTGTAGTCGATGATGTCGTAGAAGTTCGAGATGAAGTCCCTCGGCACGCTGACCGGGTCGTCGTACGAAGCGTCCACGCTGTAGTACTGGATCGGGGTAACGGTCACGTCACCGCCCTGCTCCGCCTCGATCAGCTCGTTGCCGTCGACCTTGAGGTAGCACGGAGTGCACTGGGTGCCCGGATCGCTGGCTATCTGCTTGATCAGCGAGAGCGGAGCTGCGTAGATGGCCTTCCACACGCCGCCATACTTTTTCTTGGCGTCCTTGAACATTTGCTTGAGCTGGTCGTTCTTTATCTCGTTGTCCTCCTTGGACTTGAGTATATTGACCAGTGCGGCGCTACTGAAGTTGATGAACGGGAAACCGAACTCGGTGATGACCGGCTGGTTCCATAGGACGGTGGCTTTCTTGGTACCGAATCCTTCCGGTGTTACTAGTGCGGACGATACCGATCCGGCAGTCCTTGATTGCGCGGTCTTTCCACCGGTGAACTTGATTGTGTCGTCGGCCTTGCCTTCTTGCTTGAACCCGAGTACGCGGTTTGCTGTTCGGAGCAGTCCGGCGACCACTGCGCCACGCTTCGACGCGTCGCCGATGGCGGCGAACTCGCGAGGATGGGCGTCCGGGTCGTCCAGGATCACGTCGGCATAGGACTTGGCCTCCTCTGCCTGGTCTTCCGACATGGCCATCTCGTCGATCGCCGAGTACACTTCGTTTCGGAGATCTTCTGTGGATTTGGCCGGGGTTTCCGGTTTCTGCTTGGGTTTTTCTTCAACTTTCTTCGTCGTTCCGGTCATCGCGGGGTTGGACATGTCCGGGACGATATGGCCGTCGGATGCCGGCTCTTCGTCTGATTCCGGTACGCTGGGTTCTTCGTCGAGATCGTCTTCGTCATCAGTATCTTCCGGTTCGGTGTCGTTTCCGAGCATGCCTTCGGAGCTTGACGGAAGTTCCACCGGTGCGACAGTGGCCGTCGGTGGAGCCGATTCGGTTTCATTCGCCATTTCCGGTTCCGGAGGCACCGGCTTCAGTTCTTCCTTGGGTTCTGGCTTAGGTGCTTCCTTTGGAACGTCCACTGGTTTGGGGGGCTCTTCCTTGGGAATGTCTACCGGCTTGGCCGGTTCAGGTTTAGGCTCTTCAGCCGGCTTCTGTACCTCGGCGGGCTTGGTAACCTCCGCCGGTTTCGGTTCTTCGGCCTTAGGTTCTTCTGGTTCGGCGTCGTTACCGATCATGTCGGAGTCCAGACCGTTCTGGAGCTGGTCGAGAATCGACTGGGTGGCCGAAATGGATGGCTTTTGGGCAGGGGGCTTGGGGCCGTTGTATGAAGTGGCCGGCATAGCCTTGGGTTCCCATGTCTTCGTGTTGAAAAATTTCTTCACATAGCCGTTGAACTTGTCGTCGCCGGTGGCCGGGTCGGCAAGGACTGACAGGTCTTCGTCCTTGGTTGCGCCGTGGATGTTTCCGAGGCCCGAGAGAATCTTGTTGGCGTTCAGCAACTTGTTTTGCTGGTTGGCTTTCCTCAATGCTACCATATAGCATGCGCGACGGAACGTATCGTCGTCACTGGGTCCGAACTGGCCGGGCTCATCAAGTTCGGCCAAGACTTTTCTGTTGTCGTTGTTCAGAGGGAACTTGTCCTTCATCTCGTCCAGTATCGTTTTAGAATCGACTGCCATGCGGTGTCCGTTGCGTAGTTTTCTCTAGTTTATGGCTTTTCGCACAATGCCATCTTGCGAACTACCGCCACCCTGAAGGGTTCCCCAGCGCCTAACGGCTCTGGGTGGCAGTTTTCGTGACGCGATTTTATAAACTGATGCTGACTGCATATTGGATTGAACATGGGTCAGAATAAGATATTGGTCGAGGGTATCAGCGAAATAAATGCCAACCTTGAAACAGCTGCTGAACAGATTGACTCCTTGCTCGGCGGAGAATCTGGCACATCGTATGCGGTTTCCTACAACTCCGTATCAAGCAACGCGGACGTAGTGGCTGTGCTCGACAGTATCGTGAAGAGGGTCGAGTTCTGGCCATCCGCCGTACGTTACACGAACAAGGACTATCAGCCCAGACGCGTGGTTATTCTGGTGTCGAGCGTCATTCCGCAGATGGCTACGCGTCTTTACGAATACGCGATGAAGTTCCTCGGCAAGAATACCGGTGTGGCCATTAACTGGTTCCGTCGGTTCAACGCGATGGTGAACAATGATATCAACCATAACGAGTTCGCCGGGGTAGGCAATCGTTTCTACAAGGCGTGTATCGACTCTATCGCCTACAATACGAAGGTACGCCGGGGTACCGGACTTGACGAAGACCTGTCCGCCAGCGATGAATATGTACAAGTCATGGGCAAGCTCGGTGATATTTACAAGCCGATCAGACAGCTCGTTGTAGACATTGTCAAGGCTATGAAGCTTGAGAACCGAGTCAGTGCCGAAGCTGTCGACGACGCTACCAAGCTAGTGTTTGCGTACAATACGATTAGCAACTACATATACGGCACGGACCTGGCCGATCGTGCGAAGTATCCGTGGTACGACCCGGAAGACCCCGCCGACAAGAAACTGTACAAGTATATCGTACACATGAGTGCCCCGGTCGGTGCCAGCAAGGAAGCCAGCCTGTCTACCGTCCTCGGTACGGAAGACCAGTCGGGTTCTGGTGAAACTGCCGACAATTCTGACGTCGCTTCATATATAGCCCGGAAGGAAACGAAGGAACTTGAAAAGGCTCGGCGTGCGGAGAAACGGAAGGCCGCCAAGGCGCTCGACAAGACGATTACTGCTGAGACCGGGACGGAGGCCGGCGATACGTCGGCCACCGGCGACATGATGCTTGTGAAGGACATGGATCACTTGGGCGAGAACACTAACCAGATGAATTATGTTGGTGAGGGAACCAAGTTTGCGTGCGCTTATTACTATCCGATTTTCGCGGTCGACGGTTTGTCGCAGTACACCGGTACGGAGTACGAGAAACCTATTCAGCGACTGGCCACGTTAATCTTGAGGGAAGTCGGTTTCAGCAAGGTGTCCGCCAACATGGAATTTAGCCAGTTCGCCGAAATGGTTAACGGCCTGTTCAAGGTGGTTTCGCAGAATACCGAGAACGCTATCGCCGTGCATACGAATATATGCGAGGCGTTCCAGCAGATGAAGGACGAGGACTTTGATGGTCTTGCCGCCGCCATCGCTGGTGTGTCCGAGATCAACAAGAAGGCCAAGGCGTTAGCAGATGAGACCATAGCGGCGTTTTTCCGTAACGTGGTCTACATGGGTTCTTTCCGCTTGAACGGGCGTACTACCATCGGCGGTGAGGTGAGCGGTCGATATCTTCTGCAACCGGTGTCGTCTTTCGGCGAGTCGAGTTACAATGATCGTAACGAGACTATGGGTCTTACCGCGTCCGGTAAGGCGGTATCGTCTCTGTTCCGTGCGGGTGAAGACTCTGTTGAACTGAGTTATGACGATAGTGGCCTTGTGACGGATGCTGGTATAGGTTCTAGGCAGTCGGTTGATACGATTCCATTCAATGTAATCCGCGACATTCATAAGGATTACGTGAGTTCGTGCCTTGTCCCCATTATTGCTTCTAGAAAGGGTATGAGCTGGGTTGTTTTGAAGGGAATCGTCGCCTTCTCTAAGGCGAACCTTGGTACCATGGACGATACTCGTGTGTCGTCCGATTACGCTGGAAAGGTGTCTGATCTTTATCGTGGTGCCCATCAAGAAACTCGCGCGGACGTTTCGTCGAAACTATCCCGATCGCTGTCTAACCCGACATTCGTAAGGAATTTAGTGGATAACAAATTCGTTCCTGCCGATGCGATAGACAATACCGGTACCAAGCTGGATATCAGTAAGGCTATTTATGACCGGTACAAGGATACCGATATCGATGCCGGCCTGACGGCGTTGCGTAACGTGTGCGATACATTTACAAAGGGTATTACCAGTTTTGCGGAGCACGTAAGCGAGAAGTCTACCGTTGCTACGAAGTCTGGTGTTCTCAATCATGTATATAAGGCCGCCCCAGATATCAACACGTTGATATCTATGTATACTCAGATGGGCGGGGATGTGAGCACGACAAGTGTCATCGAGCGTTGTTCGTCCGAGATAGACAAGTATATCCTTCGATACGTGAAATCATTCCCGACCGGCGATGGCAAGGCGTCCGCTTCAGAAGAAACGATTGACACTGAGCGCGATGCGGCGTTTGTTGCCGTATATGACGCCTTGAAAGACATTAAGTCCGATGCAACGCCGAACCAAGTGCTCAAGACACTGGCTCAGTACGTGGTTACTGCCGGTAAGCTGGCGACTAAGGTTCCTTCTATTGTTCCCGAAGGGTTTAACGATATTTACAAGGAAGTCCTTGGTATATACGAGAACTCGATTACGGCCGCTAACAAGGCAGGCGGTTCCGCCGCCAATATGTACAAGGCTATGGAAACGGTATCCAGCAAGCACATGGATACCATGTTTGCCGTTATCGGTAAGCTGATTTCGGCTGATACCGATGCTGCTGTCAATCAGTTGCGTGCCGGTATAAAGGCTAGTGTCGATACCGAACTGTCCGAAGCTAAGGATAGTATTTCTGTTGTCTACAGCGATTTTGTGTCCGATGATTGCATCAAATTGTTGAGGGATGGTATCGTTGATACGATCGTAGCCATTAAGGAAAACGACTTGACCGCTGAAAAGCTGGCCGAAATACAGAAGGCAATAGCGACTACGATGTCGGGTGATAAGGGTGTCAATTATGCCGAATTGCGCAAAATGTCTCCGAATCAGTTAGTTATGCCAGTAAAGACCATGAAGACATTGTACGGAATCGGCAAGACTGCCGAAACCGGAGAGGATAGTTCCGACATGGAAGCCAGTGTAGCCGATATCGAGGTTTCTGATTCCAGTCCCGAAGCCATGCCAGAACTCGATCCGCTCGATCCGTCCAACAAGCGTAACATTGCGCTTCATGCAGTGGATGCCGCCGATGATGCGCTTGTCACCGGAGCCAGCACTGATTACGAGATGTTGGAACATGCGAGCGATGGAATAGACGCCGTGATCGGTGCGTATGGGAAGTATGCGTCTGAGGTAAAGCGCCGTGACGAAATCATGGCGAAACTGTCGCGTATTTTCGAGTTCGTGAAGCGCATGGTGAGCGAGGAAACCGGCGAATCATTCGATGAGTTCGATATGACTAAGTCTGCATGGGTTCGCGCCGCAAGCAGAACCGGCTTGTTTGCCGGTAACATTCTTAACAAGGCCGAAAAGTACATTGCCGACTTGGCCGCGTGTAATAGCGATATCGCCGCGCGGAAGGACACATTGACTGAATACAAGGATTCTGGAGATATGTACAGCGGACTTGTTTCCGCAATGCTCGACGGGAAGGTAAGTGTTTCCGACGTAGAATCTGTCCAGAAGACAATAGATGCCGCTACGTCTGTACTTAACGACCTCCATAAGTATTCGGTCAGTGCTGGCGATACGAAGTCTAGGTTGTATGCCTATACGGAAAATGACTTTACGGCGATATCACAGCTTATTTACATTATCGGATCGCATCTCTGTATCCAGAATGATGATACTGAGGAAGACGTGCTTGAGGTACTGGCCTCGGTAAAGGGCGTTCTTGAACGTTATAGCGGCAACCCGCTGTCGGTCAAGATTGCCGACGCCGCCATCAAGAAGCTTAGTGCTGCCAAGGATGATGAGGAGTTCGCCGTGGCCGAGGTGGAGTTCATCCGCGACGCCGGTAATATCTTGCAAGCCAATACCGGCGACCGGAACAAGGAACTGGTTGGCAGAACCGGTACGATTGCTCTCCCGTCGGTAAACAAGAATGATCCGAATGCCATGGACATGGGCGCTGGTCTTGATGCGTACGCGAGGACAATGTTCCGCAAGCGTGCGAATACGGACGCCAGCAAGGCTGTTGGTCGAGCAAACAAGGAAGAGAAGGCCGCACGTCAGGCTTATATCGATATAGTTCGTGACGACATGTCTCGTCATCCGGAACTTGCCAAGTATGCGTTTGCGTTGGGTAGTTTGCTTGACGCGTTCGAGCGTACTGCCGACGACGAACGTATTGACGAGGGCGCTCGCGAGGAACGCAAGTACAACTCCATCAAGGAGTCCATGGCCGAAGTGTCCCTTGAAGGAAACCTCGGAGACAACGATTTACAGCGTGAACTCCTCAGCGCAATCATGGACGACGAGCGCAAGGGAGACAAGACCTATCCGACCGTCAAGCAAGTGGTTGAGGCTGCCCATGCTGGCCAACCTATCAATGCTTACTCGCTGGAATATAAGAGCAAGGTCGGTAGCCGTGAGAACATCGTCAAGAATGCTCGTGACCTTGGAATAATGTTTGACGATAACGGAAACCGGTCCAAGACTGGTACGCCGTTGTCCTACGAGGAAATCGGCAAACTTGCGGTTGGTTCGGAACATATCAGTTTTTCGTTCAGCAACCCCGGAAATGTGGCCGACTTGGTCAAGGCTGTCCGTATGGCCGTGTGTAAAAAGATTGCGGCTCGTATCGGCGAGATGGACGAGGAAGGGAATGTCAAGCTGAAGCCGACACAGAATGCATTGGCCGAGACGGCACTGCGTTCACTCTACAAGATGTGCGCGGATCTAGATACACCCATTTCGTCCATAATGGTCGCGAACTCGAACCTTGGTTACAAGCTGGGCCGTGACGTTTCGGTGGCCTATGCCAAGAAGACGTTGTCTTCCGAGGGCGATCTCGACTTCGATACGGTAAGCCGTGTCGCCGGTGAAGCCGACGCGTTCCCGGTCAATTACTCCGACGAGCTGTCCGAGGCCGACATGGAATGGATTGACGACGTCACGTCGCTTCTCGGTGCCATACCGGATGAATTGAGTGAATCTGATGTACGTAATGCGGTTAACCTTTACTGCGGAAGCCGTGTGGACCGGAGTGAACTTGCATCCGACAAGAAACTCATGCCGATGTATTCGATCATTTCCAGATTGACCAAGCTGGACACCGCTACCGGTGTACCGATGGGCTTCTGGGGTAACGACATGACCAAGGTCAACGCTACCATCCGGTCGATATTCAACTTGTTGCTGGATAGCAAGATGGGCGATCGCTCTTGGAAAGAACGTGCCGAGGTGCTCCGCGAGCGGTTCATAAAGGCTCGTGCGACTGGCGCGACACAGCTGGCCCTATATGGCCAGTATGAACCGAAGCGCGCCGTGAAGTCGGTAACTCCGTCGGAAACCACATCTAAACAGATAGCTCACCGTCGCGTAAACCCGTACTATTCAGTTCCGATGCATCGGATCGATAGTGACGAGTACATGGCCGTTATTAAGGCTCTCGTGCGCGACGGTTACATAACGAAGCTCGGCGGGAACACGGTGTCGTTGAAGTATCCGGGACTGAAGTTCGACAAGAATACGTTCGCTTACCTTGTCATGATGTCTATCGGTATCACGAAGCCGGAGGCCGGGTCCGGCTCCGAGGCCAAGGACATCGAAACTGCGTTCGACACGGCACTCATGTGCTACATTACCGGTGTCCGCCTTGACAAGTATCGCCAGCTTTCCGAAAGGGTGGCCGGTATGGCCACGGATTCGGACGAGGCGGCGAAGGCTGTCACTGCCGCCGGTGACTTGCTCGATGCCGATATTTACGGCGACATGGTTAAGACCACCACGGGCTGGTTCACCGAGGATGCGTTCACTATAATTTGCCTTGCCGCGATGGGTGACGACGAAGGTCTCGTAGCCGGACTGGACAAGGTAATCGCTTCGCTCACCGGCGGATCAAGTACGCGTGGTACCGACCTATCCCAAGTCACCAAGGCTCCTTCGTCGGATACCTTCAAGCCGGAGGAGAAGGTTGTCGAGAAACCGAAACCGCCCAAGAAGAAAAAGCCGTCTGTCAAGCCGGTGGAACCGGCTGAAGTTCCGTCTACCGATGATGACGATGATTTCAAGCCGGAAGTCCACCCGGCCGAACAGGCGGAGACGTCATCCAAGAAAACTACTGAACCGGCTAACAAGAAGGCTAGGAAGGCTCGTTCCCGCATGAATACGGCTGTCGGCAATCCTCCTATCGTATCGAAGTTCGAGAATCCGGAATACAACGCCATTTTCGACTTCTTGCGACCGCAAGAGGAAACGACGCCCGAAACCGTATAACAAAAAAACCCGCCGAGAGGCGGGCTTTTTTATGGAAAAGACTGGGCTATTGGTCGCGCCATGAAAGGTAATCGAACCCGGTGTAGTTCTTGAATGCGTTGAGCGCCGCCTCGCACGATGCCGCCAGTGCGGAAATCTGCGCGTCTGACGTCGGCGAAGTGCTGTCCATGGCCTCGTAGCCGTCGCACGAGTGATAGATGTTCCCGTTCCCTTCAAGTACGCCTTCGAATACCTTGCGGACTTCCGAAACTACGTCGGAGTTCGGGTTTGCCTTCTCGAATGATTCCAGGATGGAATTGATCTGCATGGATTCTACCGATTCGCCACAGGCACCACATCCGCCGCCTCCGTCTCCGGGGCCTCCCGGACCAGCCGGTGCTGGCGCGGTTGCGATTGGTCCGGACGCGTCGGGCACTGCCGGGCCTGGGCCCAGTGTTCCGTGCGGAAAGCCGCCGAAGCCCATGCGTGAACCTGGCGTGCTGTCGTAGCCATATCCGGGGAAACCGATACGCGGGTGCTTGCCGTTGCATACGTAGCCGGATTTCTTCTTTTTGTCCGTTCCAGAGCCGTTCGGCTTGAATTTTGGTGTCTGTTCGCCCATAAACGTATATTTCGCGATTTAAGACATAGTTTATCAAATATGAGTGTTTACGAAATACTGGAAGTCAAGCCGGACGCATCCGACGAGGAAATCAAGCGCAAGTACCACGAGCTTGCCAAGAGGTATCATCCCGACAAGAATAACGGTGACGATACCAAGATGTCCGAGATAACCGAAGCGTATCGCATGATTGACACGCCGGCGAAGCGTCACGAGTATGACACGAAGAATGCCTTCGTGGCCGAGTTCGACATGTTGTCGACCGTGTTCGGTCGTCCTACAGTTGCCGAGAACTTCAAGAATCCGCCGAAGCTGGATGAGAGGATGAAAAACGGGACTGATATCAAGCTGAAGGTCAAGATACCAGTCGACGTGTTTCTCGGCGGAGCCAAGTCGATGCCGATCAAGTTCAAGAGGAATACCGAGTGCCAAGAGTGCTCGGGCACCGGTGGCGGGAGTGAACGTACGTGTTCGGCGTGTGGTGGATATGGCTATGTAGTTCTTAATGGCCGTAAGACCGATTGTACCAAGTGCAATGGTGTCGGTAAGGTAAAAATTGACCAGTGCAAGGAATGTTCGGGTAAGGGCGTCGTCACCAAGACTATAGAGAAGGTGCTGTCTTACAATCCGGGGCGACTTGCGATGACGGTTCCCAATGCCGGCAATAGCGGTTTGTTTGGCGGTACTAACGGAAACTTGAAGGTTACATTCTCTGTACAGCCGGTTGACGGGATAAACTACGATCCGGCACTTAAGGCCGTACCGGTGACTGTCGAGGTGTACCCGGAGGATATCGTCCTCGGTGTCACTAAGGTCGTATCGGTAGGGGCGTGGTCTTCTTATGTCACGTTGGAACCGTCGGACTTCGACAAGTTGCCTGCCAAGAAACGTATCGGTAATGCCGATTTACTTGTTTCGGTGAAGGTCATTAGGGAGAAGGATGACATCAAGCGTGCCCAAGCGTGGCGCGATTCGCGTATCAATGATATAATTTAGGTGCAAAACGAGGTTTTACATGGCAAATATAGTCAAGCTCAAGGTTACCGACCGAATCAACATAATCAACAATGCCCAGCGTCTCGGCTGTACGTGGCCGATTCGTTGCGTATTCGATGAATTCATCGACTCGGTCAACGTGTCTGACGAGGAATACGATAAAGCTGGTATCCATCGCGATGAAAGCGGTAAGGTAGTGGCTGACAACGACTTCGAGATTGAGTACGACAAGGACTTGGTACCGAAGGCTATTCGAGAGGCCATCGAACAGAATATCATTAACCTTGAAGAGACTTCTATCCGTACGGCGACCATGAAGCCTATGTTCGAGGAAGTGAAGGCGAGTCTCGGCCTTCTGGTGGACGTAGATGAGCTCTAGGTTCAAGAGACTCCTATCCCGTGTAAAGGGGGCCCCAGGCAAGTTCGCCGGGTGGATGGGCCGTGGCTTCTTTGCCACCAAGGCTCGTAAGGTAGTGTCTTCTATGAGTGAGACATTTGGGAACGCTACCCATGACGGGGTTGTTTCCAGCGGTCTCGCCCGTTCTCCCGAGCACGAAAAATTCGTCTACATGTCCGACATAGACGGCACCGACATACTGGATGAGTTCAAGATTTATGTTACTCAGCTCCGTGCGGAAAACTCAGATTCATGTTTCCCGGTGAAGGTATTTGTCAATAGCGGCGTATACGGAATGTATGCGCGTACTGAGATGATTGTCGTCCTTATGTACGGCGGTATTCCTTATATTCTGCCGGTGCATCGGTCACTTGAAGGAATCGACGAAGGTGACGCCGAGTTTTCCGTAAAGAATAATTCGATTATTGCCAAGCTTTATAACCAGAATGCAAGCCGTGTTATCTCTTTGGGTGTTGTCGAAGATACCGTTGATGTTCCCCAGTATGTATTGGAACGAGCCAAGTCGGCTCCATTGTTCGAGTCTCCGGACATTGACCGGTCGCTGGTGAGTATGGCCATTGCCAATGGTAGTATTAACACCATAGGTAGCATTTATCTTCCGGGTGGATATCTTTACGATATTTATGTGCTGAGTAGTATTACTGCGCGTGCAATCAGAGCATATCGGGATTATGAGGACAATACGGATTCTGGTTTTTCTGGCAGCGAGGTGATACTTGTTGGCGGTGATCCGGATGTTGTCCCCGTGGGTAACCAGATAGCTCCGAACGGATATGTTTACGAAGTGTGGGTTCCTAACGACGCTAGGTACTATTACAGGGCCAAGGAAGTGGTCTCCAATGGGTGGTTGCCGTTGCTGGGCGTCACTGTCGACGACGGCGAGTTCGAGGAAAGCTATTCGATGTTGCTGAAGATGCTTCATGACCTCGACGAGGAGGCCAACGGCCCGTCCGATGAGGAAACTTCCCCTAGTATTATGGTGAATCCGGACGAGGATACCGAGACTGACGAAGTCCCGGTTCTCATAGATTTGCCTGAATACCTATCCTAGACAGCCTTAGGATCTTATAAACTGCGTGTATATTGCTGAGCGGTATATACATGGCAGATGTTTCCAGCATGCTTACCGAGACCTGGCCGAAACTATTGAAGGTGTTCGGTGTTATTGAGTATGATGTCGCCAGTGGCGACAGCGGTGATTTCGAGATTGCCTATGCGCAAGCTAGTGCCAAGGTAAAGGACAAGATGAAAATCGTACCGCCTACGTTCAAGTTTCGTACCGATGTGTTCCTGAATACTATTGGCCGTTCGGCGTTCAACAGGGTTGTCGGGAATGAAAACCCGGTCAATGGCCGTATGAACATGCTTGATTTCTATAGGGTAGGCGAATTTGGTGCATCCAGCGAATTCTGCGAGATGCGTCTATTTACGAGGATTGCAAAGGCGGTTTCTGGTTCCGATATGGCCATGGGTGTCGACCCGGCGGCATACCTGGACAAGTTCGTCCAGTGTGGAGAGGAATCCAGTCTCGCGTTGCTGAGTGACAAATACGTGTATAGTAATGAGGTTATTCATCGTGCTGGTGGCAAGTGTACCTTGCCGAGTACGGACAGCGGCACGTATCCAGACGATGGTCGTCCCGACAACCTCGGGGAATACGCCACGTTTGACAACTGCGTGGCTATCGAGACTATGCGTGGAGAGAACGGATCTTACGTGTTCAATCTGGGCAACACCTATACGGTTCCAAAGCTCAAGCTGTATAGCGTCAGTACGACCAGGGATTACACCGGACGTTCTGAAGTATTGCAACGGCTCGGGGCTTCGAGCGCCCAAGGTCTTGCCGAAATGTTCAGCAAGGCTAACGCCGAATACAAGGCCAACCCAGATAATGCCGAACTGAAGGAGCGCCGTATGCGCCTTGGCCATCTCCGCAACGCGGTCAATGACCTTGGCTACAGCTACAGTCTGATGGTAGAAACCGGATTGGTTGGCGTTCGGTACGTTGCCGGAAAGGATGCTCCCAAGCTCCAGACCGGACATGAATGGATGTGTATACTGGGTGCCCTCGACTTGGGAGATTGGCTCACCCTTAACGAAAGCGCACGCGGGTAGGTGAATGTATGGCTGGATTCTTTAAAACTAAGCAGAGCTGGTCTATGCGGGAACTCATGCACATGGAGCTCCTCGCGCTTGTCGAATATGCCAAGATGGCCAATATAAATGTCGACGAGAATGAGCTGCGCAATGTGCTGGTATCGTGGACTGAAATCGATTTCGACCTGAAGTACGCCAAGATCAAGGATAAGGATGAAGACAGGAAGAAAATTGCTGAGATTAACAAGGGCAAACTTTCTGGTAATGAGAAGATAGAAAACGACTTGGTTCGTACTGTCATCAACGAGCTCTATTCTTCGACACCTGGCCGTCTGTACGACTATGCCGGCAGCCTTGCTTCTATCGTGTCTAATTATGGGATCGATGACAACAGGACATACCGGAGCACCGATGATGTTTCTGGTGGCGAGAACTGGTTCATTCCGTTGAGCTTCCTGTTGAGATATGTCCAGAAATCTGGCAACGAGAAACTTTCCGTGTTGTCTGACCAGACGATTACTGCATGCAAGGATTACCGTTGCATCTACAAGCGTGGGCAGAATCTCGTTGACGGAGTCAAGAAGGATGGTCCGGTTTATGTCATCGGTTATCTGCCGGCATTGAAAGTGCTCATGCACATACTTCCGTTGTGCGGGGTCACCGGCAAGCTGGTAAAGAACCCGGCCAAGAAGAAGGGGGACTTCGAGAACGCTATCGAGTTTGACTCGGAAAACGGCGACAAGTTCGATGCCATGTTCACTGACGGGACGAGCAAGTTGCGCGAGAGCATCGTACTTACCAAGGCCGGTTCCGACGAGGCTTCCCAGCTCGGGAAGGCAGGAGCGTCCGCCGATGATGGCGACGATACCGGTGCCGGCAATTCTGAAGAGGCCAAGACCCAGGAAGGCCATGAGGACTTTGCTAGGCAGAAGGAAAGCACGTACGGCGCCGATTTTGGCGAATTTGATCGTATTGTACGCTCCAGGGATGTCGCCGTAAAGAACTTTGCCGGGATGCTGAACAGGTATGTGAATAACGGATTTGATGGATTGAAACCGTTTGCGGAGATTCCGTATGAAGTAAAATCTGTTGGCGGATTGGTCGATGCGTCGATGGACGAACTCGAGAAGAAGTGTGTCGAGGATTTCATGATCATCAACGCAGTTACCGATTACTATGTCGCGTTCGGTAAGGCGTTGGGTATTGATGTCAAGTCCGATGAATATGTGTGTAGTGGCATCCCGGTTCGTGTGGCGAAGCCGATGCTGTTGGTTACAGCAAAAGTCCGTACGGCGATTGCCGACGCGGCCAGCGCTAGACCGGAACTGAATGCTGATGCCAAGAGGCTGTTCGATAGCCTCAATACGTTCTTCTCCGGTATAATGGGCCCGTTGAACAAGGTTACTGACGTATCCAAGAAGGAATCCGGACAGACTGCCGACTTGTCGGTAAAGTCCGAACTGAACGGAAAATTGACGGCAATTACCGATAGGCCGGTCCCGCTTACGAGCGGCCAGCAAGTGAAGGTCAGCGACGTGATCAACGATATCGCCGACGCCATCGAGAAACAGATTGACGACCGGTCGGAGATGCATCTTCCGGTGGAAGTTCTGTCGGCTTATACCAGGGTAATAGATTCGGAAGCCGACATACGCAGTGCGATTCGCTCGGGAAAAGTTCCCGGTTCAATGGACGAGGCTTTCTGGGACAAAATGAAAGCCGACGTGAACGTGCTGTCCGAAATTTACGTAGCCCATACTGACGCGGCTATACGCTGGGCGAACGTACTGAATACGAAACTCGGTAATTCAACGCTCGGCAAGATGCTCGCTAACTACCGGACTACCGGTGATTCTGAAAGGGATATTGCATCAATATTCAGTAAGTTAGATAATTTCGGCCACAAGTGTTACAATACCTACTACATCCCTACTGACAAGGAATGGGCAGAGGTTGATGGTCTGGTGGATAGGCTGGGCGATTTATATGGCAAGCACGAGCCGGAGAAGGCTCCTGTTGCCGATGTGGATAAGGAAGTTTCGCCGTCTCCGCGCAAGTCGGAACCGGTGAAGCCCGTTGAAACTAAAGAGGAACCTAAATCAGTCGAATTCGATCCGTTCGATGATAAGGCCGATGAGATGAACCAATTATTGTCGTTGAAGTGGGACTAAATGAGGGTATCGGTATTACAGTACACTGAGTCGAACTCGGTTTTCTACCGGGTGAACCTGGATGGGGCTGATCCAGAAGAGGAATACCGCGCTCGGTTGTTCCTCTATTATGATGGTATTCTTTCGTATTCCGGAGACGATGGCCGTGGGTTGACCACGAATATTTTCGGCACGTCCTATGACGACTGGTCTAGCGAGTTCCGTCCACCGAGGATTGATTCCAGGAAGTTCAACACTGAACTTGATGTTCCTCTGTCCGCCGGCACGAACGAGATCGGGTTCAGCGGACAGTTCAGCAACAAGTCCGAGTCCTACATATACAACGCGGTGAACCCGGTCAACATGCTGGTTGAGCGTAAGGTATCGGAGATTAAGGTGAACCGCATCATGGTCACCCGAAAGGAAGTGTTCCTGGTATTGGACAAGGATATCGCCGATGGGACTGCTATTACAGTCGACAATATATCGTTGACAGAGAAGCACTTGCTCGGTGAAGGATATATGCGTGTATGCGGCAACTTCGTGGCGCACAAGGTGTCCGACAGGGTGTACAGCTACAACGTAAAGCACTATGAGGACTTGAAGAAGTCGGTCGAGATATCGGCTGACGGCTATACGGTGTCCGTATGGGAAGCGGTTCCATATAGTTGCGGCCAGGTATTTTTGGCTAAGGTCGATTCGGAGCATGCCCAGTTCGCGTACGACACCGATTACGTGTGGTTCGAACCCGGCGACTCGGTTTTGCTGGGCAAGTATAACTGCGAAGTGACGGCAGTGGATTACAACAAGGTGACTGTCAAGGCCGTAATGGAAGAGGATTCGGTAAACGTTCCGTTTACTTATTGTCCGAGGACGCCGTCAGCCGCCGTGCCGGTAAACTGGCCTACTGTCGTAGTGAGCGCGACAAGGTCTTCCGCCGAAGAAGCCGTGGTTGACGATGCGTGTACCTATGACCATACGCAGAATACGTCAATGATGACCCCTGCGACGATTACCTATTTCTCCACTGGTGACGATTCTGTTCACCAGAATGACCCGGTCGCCGTGGCCAGCCGTGGAGACGTGGATTCCGTGGTCTGCATGAAGTTTGCCGCAAACTCGATCCAGTCGGACAACCCGTCGGCTGCCTTGCACTTGTTCATCGACAAGATGACCGTAAGCGAGGCCACCATAGTACTATACCAGATGGATTCCGACGGATGGGACCCGTTGATGTCTTATGACGAAGTGGCCAAGTGCATCACGAATATTCCGGTAGGTTCCGTAAAGCTGGAAAACCCCGGCATGATGCATGTAAACGAAGGTTACGTGGTGGACAATGGCAACTATGGCGAATGGGTTACGATTGATATCGACTCCGACATAGTCGACCAGTGGATGGAAGGCAACGTGTCGTATTCTCCGTCGTTTGCGATCCGCGTAGTCGGCGAGGGAAACCAGTCGGTATCGTTCTCCACGATCCAGTACCCGCCGCACATTATCCTCACCGGCGGCGAGTCAGCCGAGGTCGATCCGTTTGCCGTCGAGCTGTCGTCCGATACCGCCGAACATGGACAAGTGCTACGCATAACCCCAGCCGATCCGGCTAATCACGATTTTGGCCATTCCATATTCTCCAACTCCGTGGAAATCGGTGGGCACAATGCCCCGATAGTATCCGGCGACTCGACCTATATAGATGTGATAGTTCCGGATACGGTGACCGGTTCCAACTCGGTAATAGTATACCGGAGTACGACGTCTACGGGAGAACGTGTGGCCATAACTGATGGCAATACGAGCGTGTACATTTCCACCGAGCTTGCGTCACGTAACGTGAAGCTGGCGAAGAAGTTGACTCCTGGCGTGGTGGACATAGACAGGGTCGGGCATTATGCCGTGTACAATCGTGACTTCGGCTTCGTCAACATGAAGGAAGTCACTGATGAGAATAGCATGATACAGAACGTATACTCCATACTTCTCACAAATCCGGGTGAACGGTTGTTCAACAACGATTTCGGTACCGGTATAGAGCATCGGCTGTTCACATTGGGGTCACAGGAGGATGGGATAGACCTCATCAAGGACTGTATCCGTGCAGTTAATATGTACGAGCCTCGGGTGTATATCGACGGCGAGCAGAGTTCGTGCGAGTTCGATGACAGCGAGAACAGGTATTTCCTGTTGCTCTGCGTGGTGCTTCCGTCCGGAAATACCGAGACGATCCAGTTGCCGTTCAAGAACCGCGGGAAGGTGGTTAAGTGATGCTTGTGCAGCTTGTCGGCGATCGTCAGCTAGTCTACGTGGGTAACTACGCTACTGATTATATGTCGGTTGCAAATGAGTTCGGCATGGTCGAGAACGGACGGATATCTTCCCATGTGGAGATTCTGAACGAGCCGTACGTTAACCGGAACGGGGTCAGTATGCCGTCGGTCAGGCTTCGTGGGCGTACGGTAGACCTTCATGTAGTTAATGATTCGGTTCGGCTGGACACGTGCAGTCCGGAAGATTTCGCCCGCGCGTTGAACTATTTTCCACCGGATTCCCGTGTAGAGATGAACGGGCATATATTTGTATCCAAGTTCAGGTCATCGAACAAGTCGGTATATGACAGCGTCAACCGTTCGTTTTCATTGAAGGAATACGGGAAGAAGGACTTGAAGGGCATATATGGCTTGATGACTAGCCTTGGCGACAACAACGGCAAGCTGTACGAGCCGGTGATTGCCAGGTACGTATACACCAGCTACAATATGCCTAGACACCGACAGCTAGTCGGCTATTTCGACCTCGGCGAGTATCTGGCAATCGTGCGCGACCCGAGGAAAGGGTTCTTCCCCAAGTCACGCCAGGACCTGAAGACCTTGGTATATGTCGAGTGCAAGCCGGAGCCGCCCACGGTGAAGATCAAAAATGTGGTCGACAACTGCGCCGTACTGGACATACTCGGTCTCGAGGGTACTTATGACGCTCAGAAGCTGAACGATTTTAAACCATATATAATTGTCACGCGTAGGCCGTTGAAGATCAAGGACATGAAGTTCCGGTGGACGAAGGTCACGTTCGACAAGGTAGATGTATTCCTAACCCCCATCATGTCACTGTCAGACGCATGGGAGACCCTTGAAGGGGGTCTCGACTTGCTGTCGTTACCCCCGAAAAATGCCCCAAAACAAGTGTTTCTACGCTAATTTGCAATTCAAATTGTTCCTAACTACCTTTAATCACAATAAAAATAAGAGGCCGCATTATGGCAAAGAAAACATCAGTAGCAGACGATTCATTCGCATTCCTTAACAAGATCAAAGTCCGTGACCGTTTCGCGGACAAGCAGATCCGCCACCCGTCATACGGGTTCTGCGACACCGGTTCCTATGCGTTCAACGCATTGTTGTGTGGAGACCTGTTCGGCGGATTCCCGCTCAACCGATTCATCATGGTCGCCGGTGAGCAGGGTTCTGGTAAATCTTACATTGGCAAGAACAACTTCGGCGCCCAGCTACAGAAGCTCGGCTACTACATTTTCTACTACGATACAGAAGGTGAATGCACTGAAGAAGACTTGGAAGAGCAGAATGGCTTCATTCCTGGTCAGTACCGCCTTATCAAGGACCCGACCACCGTCGAAGAATTCTTTATTTCGGTGAACGGCGTCATCGACCAGCTCGAGGAAGACCGTGGCACCAGCATCCAGCTGAAGCACAAGGTGGCTATCATTCTGGACTCCCAGGGTAACCTGTCCACCAACAAGGCCATCGACGATGCAACGAAGGGCGAAATCAAGCAGGATATGACCAAGGCAAAGATGCTCGCTGGCATGTACCGCAGTATTACCAACCGTTGTGCGAACCTTGGCATCCCGATGTTCATTACGAACCACATCTATCTCGATCCGGGCACGATGTACGGCAACCCGCAGAAGATTGCCGGTGGTGAAGGCGCCAAGTTCAGCGCGTCTATCATTCTCAGCCTCCACAAGACTCTTGCCAAGGAAGGCAAGGATGGCGACGTCACTGGTGTCGTCCTTCGCGCTTCAGTTACCAAGAGCCGTCTCGTGAAGCAGAACCTCTCTTGCAAGATCTACCTCGACTATGACCAGGGTCTCAACAAGTACTATGGCCTCCAGGAATTGGCTGAGAATGCGGATCTTGTGGAGAAGTATAGCGCGGAAAAGTTCCCAGACCTTGCCAAGCCGAAGGACAAGAACGGAAAGACTACGCAGAAGGACTGCTACGTCATCAAGGATCCGAAGAAGGACCCGAGCCAATGGTTCGTAGGTACGGTAGGCATGCTTACTACGAAGAACGGTCTAGGTACTATCCTCAATGAGATTAACGAGTATGTGAAGACCGCCTACAAGTTCCGTCCGCCCAAGCTCCGCAGTGACGACGAGGGCGTCGATATCGACGAAGAGGAAGTAAAGCAGGCCGAGAAGAAGTCCGCCGCCAAGACCAAGGCGGAGAAGAAGATTCTTTCCGATGACCTGGCTGGCGCGATATCCGACGACGAGAAGTAGATTATAGGGGGTGAGTTAACCCCCTTTTTCCTGAGTTTACCATTATGGCCCAAGTTTACGACCTGACGCGTGAGGATATCGTCCTCCGTACATATTTCCTCGACCCTACGCTGGCGCCGAAGATGCTTCCGTTTCTTGACGACAAGCTGTATGTCGATGCGACTAACAAGACTATAGTCTCCATTGTGAGAAAGTTCATCAAGAAGTATAATCGGCGTCCTACTGCGCAAGAGCTTATTGTCGGCTTGGGAAATAGTGGTGTGAGCGAGGAAGCCCGGCAGAAACTGATAGTCATATGCAATTCCGAAATCCAGTACATGAAACCGGATTTCCTGGTTAACCTTCTTGAGGGGTATTATCAGGAGCGTATGGCCGAGGACGTCCTCAGGCAAGCGGCTACCGCCATATACGAGAACCGACTCGACTCCGTTAGAGACCTTCTTCCTGTCTTGAAGGATAGGCTCAATTTCAGTATGCACCTTAGTCTCGGCCTCGACTTGGTCGAGGATATCGAGGAAGCCCAGCGCCGTCTGAAGGAAATGTCGCATCCGATTCGTTCATCCATCGGTATGCTCAACCTCTATACTGCTCAGGACAAGTCTGATCCTACATCCGGTGGTTACCCGAGAAAGACTATGACCCTCTTTGTGGGACAGCCTAACGTGGGTAAGTCGCTGGTGATGGGGTCCGAGAGTTGCGGATTCATCCGCTACGGCTATGACGTTCTCTATATCAGTCTGGAGTTGTCCGAGGAGTACGTATGGCGCCGTCTGGCGGCAAACCTCACTGGTGTCCCCCAGTATGAGGTCTGCGACCTTACTGTGGATGAATGCCGAGATTTGATCCAGAATACTAAGGCACCGGAAGCGGAACGGCTCGGTACTCTGAAAGTAAAGCGTATGAAGACTACGACTACGCCGGCTGAAATCGAGAGCATGATAGATCAGTTCTATTCATTGCACAAGAAGATGCCAGACGTGCTGGTGATCGACTATATCGGCATCATGAAACCAAACCGTAGCCAGCGTAGCATGGAGAGCATGTATCTGGATGGTCAGGAGAAGGCCGAACAGATACGTGAAATGTGCATCGACCGCAACATGGTCGGCATTTCCGCCGTGCAGTTCAATCGTACCGGCTATTCGCGCCTTGACGCCGGTCTGGAATCGGTATCGGGTTCGGCTGGGTTTGCCGAGACCGCCGATATCATGGTTACCATTACTCGCGACGACATATTGAAGAAGTTGAACATGTATGCCAATTTCATCAAGAAGAACCGTTTCGGCGAGAACGAGGTTGCTTTCTATACCAAGTACGATTTCGCGACAATGCGGTGGTATGACGCAACACAGGAGGATATAGCCGCGGAGGCCGACGAACGTACCAGGGTTATGATGATGAATGAGGCCGCTGGTGCTCAGCCGGCTAGAGTTCCCGGTAAGGGTGGCATAGTGCGCCAGAAGCTTGACTCGTCGAAAAAGGAGTCTGTAGCCGCACTGATGGATATAACTAACCAGTTTTGATGTAGTTTCTGGTTAAAAGAAACTGGTTTTGGCCATGTCAGACATATCGGCATACTTGAAAGACGACGAGGAACAGACTGTCAACCTCGAATCCATGGTTTTGAAGGATACCAAGCCATCGTCTATACTTGAAATTTTCAATGCATACCTCAACACGCAACGATTCGATGACGATGCGTGCATCGTCCTTACTATGCCGGAGGCTTCTTTGAAGAAGTATAGCGAAAAGATCAATGCCGGCCTATGGTGGATGTACAATCGGTTCTGCAAGAAGGATTTCGGCATGATGCAGTTGCTGGTGGCGTTGGAGACAATGGTGGACGCCAACAAGCTGGCCGGGATGCTTGACATGGATATCAAGCTGCTCGTCGCGAAGGAACAGGGACTGCATGTGACGGAAAATGACATCGAGCATGCTTCTGTACGTACGGAAATGGAGTCCGAAATGGCTGAAACCATGAATCTTTCGCAAGAATATATTGATAAACTTACCGAGGAAGACCCAGAAGAAGAAGCGTTTATTCTCGAAGGTTTGTGTGATTAAGGTGTGTTATGTCTAAGTTTAAGATGGGTCAGCAGTACAAGGCTGTCGTGGACAAGCAGGCGGAAGACGCCAAGGCTTACAGCGATAAGGTCAAGAAGGACAGCGAGGAATTCACCAAGGCCATAATGAATGTAGGCAGTACCGAGAACGGTGGTGCCGGTACTGGCGTACTGGTGGAGACTCCGGCTTACAAGAAGTGGCTGGCCACTGTCCAGAAGCGCAACATATTCATCGGCAAGAGCTACATGCAGAAGGCTGATGAGTTTGCCCGTGACGACGAGGAAACGAAGGAAGCCCGCGCCCTTGATGACAAGGATCTTGCCAAGATAATGACAGCCGACGAGGATGGCGTGCTCCATATCTCGGACGACTACGATCCCAACAACGCGGAGACGGTGGAAAACGAGAAGCTCGTCGGTGACGCGGCCAAGTTCTCCGACCTTTGCGTGATCAACAATGTAATTTCCCAGCAACTCACGTGGGATTTCGATTCCCTCATGGACGAGGTCGCTTCGGCACTGAAGGACGCCCATGTGGACGATCTCGACTTCGAGTTGCCGGACAATCTCGAGGAACAGGTGGACAAGGCCCTCAAGAGGAGTGAGGCCGTGGCTGCCATAACGTACAAAAATGCCGAAAAATAGTCAAAATCACCAGTTTGCAATTCAAATTTCTTATTTCTAACATTTCAGCTGTTGGCAGACCAGCTACACAAAACTGCGAAACCAAACATCCAAGTAACCAAGTTAATCAAGGAGTAATCCCATGGCAACTAACAATGATCTCGACTTCCTCGACATCGACAGCGTCAGCAACCTCGAAGAGGCTACTAGCGCCAACGGCGCCGTTGATCCTATCCGCTGGAAACCCAGCGTGAGCCCCAAGAACCCAAGCTACAGCGCGATCGTCCGCCTTCTGCCCCAGGGCGTGGAAGGTGCCAAGAACAAGACGTATCCGAGCGTGAAGGTTCTCTTCCACCATCTTAAGCTTAACGGCGTGCGCATGGAAGTGAAGTGCGCCCGCAACACTCCGGGTCAGGACTGCCCCATCTGCCGCGCGGTGTGGGACCGCTACAACGAACTCGCCAAGACCTACCAGAAGGGTTCTCCCCAGCTGAAGGTGTGGTCGGACATGGGTTCCCGTCCGGAATGGTTCACCAATATCCTCGTCCGTGAAGACGACAACAAGTCCGCCAACAACGGCAAGGTGCTCGTATGGCGTCATAGCGATGCTATGGAACGTACGCTTCGTGCTCCGTTCGACGACAGCGTCGACAACGAGGCCAAGAACGCCAACGCAGCTCCGGCCAAGGGCGCCCTTGCCAAGCTCAAGAAGGAAAAGCGTCACTTCCTCCCGCACTCCCCGACCAAGGGTGTCGACTTCGGTGTCATCGTGACCTGGGATGCAGTGAAGAAGATGACGTCTTACGACGGTTCCGAATACGTTCAGGACGCTACTCCGCTCGCCGACACCAAGGAAGAGATGCTCGAGATCCTCGACGGCTGTCACGATCTCAAGAAGTACCTCGCCGACGTGCCGACCGAGGAAATGGCCGCAGCCAAGTGGCGCGAGTTCGTGGAGAAGTCTGCCAACTACTCTGCCCAGGGTGGTGATACCCAGGCCGCAGCCAGCTTTGGCGCCGCTCCGAACCCGAACTACGCTACACCTAAGACGACCAAGGTCGCCGCGTCCGAATTCCTCGGCGAATCCGCCGAACAGACGGCACCGGCAGAACCGGAAGCCGACTCCGACGACGAACTCATGAGTTTCGCCGACAAGAAGGCTGCCGCCCACAAGACCGCTACGAAGGCTCAGCCGGCGCAGTCCATGGCTAACGACCTTCCCGCCGGTGACGACGACGATGATCTTCCGTTCTAGTATGTCTCACTTTTAATTGGAACGGATGGGCGCTCGCGTTAAACCGGGCGCCCACTTTTTGAGATTTTGATATGGCGTTTTCCTACGAGAACATACCTGACGCTATTCTTGAAGAGGCGGTGGAATCTCAATTCGGCCAGTATGCGATGGAGCGCAAGGCCGGGTTCTATAACTTCGTGTGCCCATTTTGTGGCGACATGAATCGTCCAAACAAGAAAAAGGCGTATGTATATAAGGACACTTGGCTATTCAAGTGTTTCAAGTGCGGCATAAGCCAGCACATAATGAAGTATTTGAAGGAAAATGACGATGCCGCGTATGGCCGCATACTTCTGTACGGCTTCGATGATAGCGATAAGGAAGAACGAGAAGCGCAACGGAAGGCCGAGGAGGAACTGGCCAATAAGCGCAAGGCGGAACTTCCGTTCGCCGACGGGGAACTGGTGTCCCTTCAAGATCACCATCCGTTGGCTGAGAAGGCCGTGGAGTTCTGCAAGAATCGTCGCATACGCAATGAAGTGTATAGCAAGTGGTTCGTATGCCAAGAAGGCGAGCAGTTTTTGAAGCACGACGCAATTGGAGCGTTGGTGCTGAACGAAAAGGGTGTTCCAGAGGGAAACGAGTTCCGCAATCGTGTCATTATCCCATTTTACCGATATGGTGGAAAGTGGGGGCAGTTTGACGCTCGTGCGCTGGACCCGGACAACCCCTTGCGTTACCGGAACTTCGAGGGAGTAAAGCGTCAAGCGTACAATATCGACTTTGTTGATTTTACACAGCCGTTCTACATACTGGAAGGAACTATAGATTCAACGTTCATTCGCAATTCGATAGCCATAGGCGGCATATCCCATTTCGATGAGGTCATAGCGGATAATCCAGATATAGAGAAATACAAGTCCAACTGTACGGTCATCTGGGACAACGACAAGGCCGGCGAGCTGGCCAGACTGGATTCCGTGAAGAAGGGATATAACTGGTTTGACTGGAGCGGTATACACGAGAAGGACGTGAACGGGGCGGTTCTGTCTGGTGAGATGCCGGTTGACGCCAGTGGGTTCGTTGATCCGAATTTCGTGTCTGGTAGGTGTCGTCCTCCCGAGGGCGCCACCATTTTGTTCGCGCTTTCGTCCGGAGATATGGCCGAGCGTAAGAAGGCGGAGCAGAGGGAACAACGTAGACAGATGTTGGAGAAGATTGCCGCGAAGAAGAAGCTGGAGGTATTTTTCTAATGCTTGAACGACTTCGGAGAATGGGTCAGAATGAGTACGTTTCCGTTCGCTATATAGCCAGGGAAGCTAACCGCACCATAGAAGAGTTGCGGAAGATGAAGTTTTTTGACGATATCCCGTTCAAGGTAACATTCAAGGGCGTGAAGCAATATCATTTGGATTCTTGCATAAAGAAGCTCGACTCGCATGGGATGCACCAGCGCGCCATGAAGTATCCGGCGGCAAAGTGGAGACCGTGCGAGATTATCGCCGATCTAGGCATACATTCAAGTACTTACTTGCGCATGGTGAAAAGGGGCTTGATTAAGGTACAGCCATCAGATGATTACGGGAAGTTTGTCTACTGGCGAGACTATGAGTGGTTCTTGAAGAATTATGTTCCGTCCAAGTGGTATTCGCATCTGCCGAAGACGTTGAGCGTTGTAGATAGCGCTACGTTCATTGGAATTGCTCCTGGGTCACTTAGATATGCCATTCGAATGGGACGGGCCGATGTTGTCTATCGTATAGATAAGCGTGGGAGCAAGCGGTATCGTTGGATGACCAACGAGCAGATTATATCGTACATCAATCGCAGTCTGGACGGTGCCAAGTATAGAGCCGTAGCCCTTGTTAGGGAGAAGCCTCTGCCAGATCGACTGACGACAAAGATGGCGGCAGTGTACATGAGCATGAGTACTAGGTACTTGATGCAGCTGACCAAGATGGGTGTACTGAAACCGGAAAAGCTGAAAAAGGGTCGCCGTTTCTATAATTTCTACGACAAGGCTGAACTGGACAAGGTCTATGATGGTCTCAACCAGCTCAGGTTTTATGGTACCGGACGTAACTTCTATACGCGTAGGAACATAAAGAACAAGTACGGCAAGAGTGACCGGTGGATTGCCGAACTGGTTGCCGGTAAGTGTCGTGTGGTGTGCCCGAACAAGGCGTATAACTATGGTAAGCAAGGATCGCCGAAGATAATTGTGACGCCTGAACAGTATGCTGAATGGATGGCCGAGGAACGAGCCAAGGGCCGTCCCGGATATCCCATGTACGGCTTCTTGCAAGAGGACGTTGACGCTATTGTTGAGTCCGGAGCCGGGGTTGACGAATCGATGGAAGTTTCCGATTACCGGAAGAATCACATGGATGCCCTCGACAAGACGAATTATCGCAAGTTGAGGGCGAAGGAAAAACGCGCTACCAAGAAGGGAGTGCGTACTCGAAAGGAAAATGACAAGTATATCGTGTACGAAAAACCGCAGATAGACGACCTTGAAGTTGCATTGAAGGCTGCCATGATGGAAATGGAACTGCGGTCGGAACATCATCGTCGTGAAGTCGGTCGACTTGCCAGCCAGGAAGAGGCCGAGCGTAACCAGTTGCGCCGTCTTCTCGGTATCGAGGAACGGAAGTCGGTGAAGCTGTCGGCTAATGTGATGATCCGCCATAGTAACATACCGCTAGTCATTTCGATTATCTATAGGCGTCGTGCTGGTAGCAATGCGCCTACCATGTACAAGAAACATGTGGAAGGCGAATTCCGCGAGGTTGTGCTTTTTTCGTCGGATGCGCCACTGGCGATGGCCAGGAAGAAACACGCACAGATGTCCGTGTTCCTTAATATCGCCAGGGCGGCTAAACGAGCTGTCCGGTACGGCGCAAAGAAGACTCCGTCGTGGATTGTCTTGGCTCATTCGTCGTCGGTAGTGTATGACCAGGCATTCTTGAGAAAGCTGAACCAGGTCCCCCAAGAATATGGCGCTGTAGGAGCGTTCGGATATGGCTACGTGTTGCCGGACGGCACTTGGAAGCGCTGTCCGGAGACGTACGGCATGTATAGCGAGTATTCCATCAACGATAGCTTGATGAGCCGTCGAGTGGCCGGTACAATGTCGGTCACCGGTATGCACGAGGTTGCCGTACTGGATGGCCCGTTCGTGGCTATCCGTGGCGGCTACTTGAAAATGTTGCTTGATTTTAACAAGCTGTACCGATTTGGCGACGGACGAGGGTGCGTTCCTTACGTAATTTCGATGATAATGCGTCGGTTGGGCGTAAAGATGTGCCAGATCGAGGTTGACTGTAGCCTATGCGTGGAGTTGAATGAGCCGTATACCCAGCTGGAATGGAATTCCATTGAGCCGAAACTGGTGGAACTCAGCAAGAAGGTCGTTAAACGGAGCGATTTGGCCAAAAAGCCGGCAGTCGAGTATGATCCAGATAATGTAGTTCGATGGCGGAAGGAACCTTCAGAAAACGTGGATTGCAATTAAAACTGATTATTGCTATATAGATGTGCCGAGGTTATCACATGGCAGCAGAAAACGGAAATAACGTAGAAATCAAGTTCAGCGAGCCGTTCTTCAACCTATTGAAGAATGTCTGCTCGATCACGAAGGCCGGTTGCACATTGATGTTTAAGGGCGACCAGCAAGGCCGTATCCAAGGAAATCATATCAGTATCCCGGCACCGGCTATGATGACCCATCTGGCCGCATCGTCCGACGACTTGGACTTCGATGCCAAGAGAATCAATATTTTCTCGCTCAGTGAGTTTGTCAAGTATGCCGAGCTGGCTGGTTACCCGAAGCGGGGAAACGCCGAACTCCTGACCGAGACTTCCATCACCGGTCGCCGTTACGAGTACATCAAGTTCTCTGGTGGCGGTATCGACTGCCGTACGCCGACAGCTGACCCGAGTTGTTTCAAGGAAGGACATTCGCATATCCCGTACACGCCGGAATCCGACCCGATGACCAAGGTCGGCGAGATGAGGTTCTCCGCCGAGATGGTGGCCGACTTCGCCAAGAAACTGCGTGCGGTGCCCACTTGCGAATTCGTTACTATGATTATCGACGACGGCGGCATCAAGCTATATATCAAGGGAAAGATGTCCCAGCAAGTGACCTATTGTGTGGATGCAACGTGCACTAAGGGCATCAATACCCAGCTGGTTAAGAAGATTTTCCGTCCAGGAAACGTCACTGTGTTCCCGGTACAGCTGTTCCACTATATGAAGGGCATTGGTGGGGATTATGACATTGATATCCGCTATACATCGTTCAAGGGCGTGGAACAGATGTCTCTCAAGGCTATCGCGTCCATACCGGGCTCGAATCCGGAGAAACCGATGACGCTTTGGATGGGTGCCGCCGAGTGTTCTGCCGCCGCCCATACCAATTTCGACATGGTTACCTAGTTTTTGATGTGGTGAGAGAAGGAAGGTCGGGAGATGACTCCCGGCCTTTTTCTGTGCCAACCATATAAACTGCGAGCAAGCAACTTACAGGAAACGGCAATGTCCCATATCGACAAGGAAAAACTTATCAAGGCCCTGAAGGAATTCAATTACGTCTCCACGGAGAGTGGCCCGGTCGAGCCTTCCAAGTCCAAGGTCATCAAGGTCATGACGAAGCAGACGCTTCCACCGGTCAGCAAGCCACAGGATGGCGATGACTGGGACAAGCGCGAGTACAAGCTGAACAAGGACTTGACATACGGCAAGAACCTTATAACGACTAAAGACCTTTACAAGAAGGTGTTTACGGAGGCTGTCACCAATACAGCCTATCGCGGTATGAGAATGAACCTGTCCTCCATCGACATGAAGGAAACTCACTGCAAGTTCATCATCAACCGTCGCGATCACGAGGTAATGGTCGAGCTGTACTACCCAAACGAGAACGAGAACATCACGGTCAAGTTGCTTACGGACAATAACCTTTCCAACCTTTATGAGGTGCCTCTAGACAGCCCGCAGTTCACGAAGAACTTCGGTTACACGATTCTGAAGACATGTGATGACCTCATCGATTCTAACAATACATACGATATCGGTGACGACCTTGACACGATGCAGACTCTCGGCGGTATAGGCAATGACCTTACCGACCTGAACGATTCACTGATCCAGCCGAGCGCCATGCTCCGCGAGTCCGTGGACAGCAACCTCGGTAAGCTACTCAACCTTTGCAATGCGGTCGCACTGATGGAAGCCGACGAGGAAATCGACAACGGGCCGGAATCCGGCGAGCAGTCACCGGGTGCCGACGCGTTCGCTATGGGCGGCGACGATATTCCGGTTCCGCCGGATATGAACGGCGGTGACGTGAATGGCACTGACGCACCGACGTCAGATGACGAAGCCACGGTCAATTTCCGTGACGCACTTATCGACGGCGAGATGCAGACCATAGATGCGTCTGGTGACAGTGTCAACGGAAATCCGTCGGCCCTCGATAACCTTGCCAAGATAGTGGCGGCTCGTATGGCCGACATGCAGACCGACTCGCGCAATGAAAATACCGGTGTCTCGCTGTCGAGCGACGAGATTTATCATGGTACCGTCGGTCTTGACAAGCAGTCGCCGCGTGACATCATCAACGCGTTCTTCGAATACTTCAATGAGCTGGATGACATGGTCACCCAGAAGCAGATCAATGAGTTCATGCAGTTCCTCGAGAATCCGGGTACCGAGAACATTACGCTCGATGCCTTCGACCGCGAGCTCAAGAAAATCTTCCCGGACAAGTATGACGAGACCGCCGGCGACATGGGATTGGATGACGTGCCCCTCGTTGGTGAAGATAACTTCGGCGCCGGTGCGGACGGCAATATCGACATGAACGAACCGGTCGACGTGGGTGGCATCATGGGCGGTGGCGACTTCATGGACGACGGATCATTCAGTGCCATGATGGACACCGTGAATCCGCCTGAAGGTGATATCGGTGACGAATCGATGGATCTCGGTGCGGAGCTCGGCGGAAGCGAGGAATTCGGTGCCGATACCGACAACTCCCAGCAGGCCGTGGACAAACAGGACGAAGCCGTGGGCGCACTGACCAACATCTAGGGAAATAGCCTAAAATCGTTTGGAAACCGCCGGAAACGACGGTTTCCTTTCTTTTGAACTAGTTTCAAGTCGTAAGAAAAGGAATCATTATGGCAGATACAATCAATGCATCTTCTTTGCGTGATATGATTGACGAGTGTAACCGGATAGGTTCGTCCGCTGAACCAGTCGAAACCGAAATGAAGGCAAACGAGGGCATGCAAGTTACCATGTTCGTCATCCAGGGGCGGTTTGGCCAGGCTATGTCCTTGGTGGAACATGCGCTTACGGACATGGATACCGTGGCCAGACTTCAGACGGTGGTCGATCCGAAGGACAACAAGATCTGGCTAGAGGTTGACACCGAAGACGGAATCCATGCAAGGATGGACGCCCTTCCGCTTTCCGTACCCCTGGAGCATCCGGTCTATGTCCGCATTTACGATATATGCAACGCCGTGGGCAAGCTCATGGGTGCTCGCGAGACTTCTGTTGCTTTCTGGGAATCGGAAGGGATGCTCTATCTCGGCGCATATTTCAATGACAAGATCGGCGGATTCGAGCTGGAAGTTGGATTCCAGAGCTGCAAGCCGTTCGACGTAGTTCGGTCCGATGCGAAGGACTACTCGATCCGTATCGCGATGGACCAGATTGCCATCAACACTGTGCTTGATTCTGTTTACAATTTCAACACGGTTGAAATACATCGTAAGAACGGAAGGGTGTCATATCGCACCGGTGACGAGCACTGCACGATCGCCACTGCTATGCAGAACGCGGTGGCCATCAAGGAAAAGGATGTGGAAGAAGATCTCAGCGACTTCTCTGTCAGTCTACCGGCGAAGGTGTTCAAGGCCATTCCGTTGGTGAACGCGCTTGACCTTGACATCGTGTCTAACGTGGTTATATCAATCAACAAGGATGCGAAGAAGGTCAAAATTACTGGCACGTATGCCGAACTGGACGTATCTTATGGTGACAGCACGTTGGCGACATATACGAATGAGGGGCTGGTGCCCGTGTTCCGTATCCGTGCCGACTCCGTGTCCGCCGCTATCGGTACCTATTTCGACATCAACCATCGGAATCCGACCGGCAAGGCTCGTATCTATGGTATCGAAGAAGGACTAATCGGTATCGAGGGTATGGAGGACGAGAATATCCGTGTCAACCTTACTGTCGGCGATTGCCACGTGGAGAAGGAAGGATTTGAGTTCGTGCTTCCACTCGACGTGTTCACTATGATGGTGAGGAATGCCGGCTGTCCTGAGCTTGTCATGCAACACGGCTTCGAGAACGGACGTTCCATGATGACCTACGGAAACGGAATGTTCCTCCGTAAGTGTACCTACAACGTTTAATCGTTATGTCATGATGAAATAAGGCGGCCTCGCGGTCGCCTTTCTTTCTATTCTGGAAGTTCCGGTTCTTCGTCGGGAAGAAGATCCTCGTCCTCTGGTTCGGCAATGTCGGCCAATTCGTCCATGCCGAGAGGGGCTTCCTCGGTTGGGTCGTTTGGGGGAGTCTCTGCATTGATGGAATCTGCGTCTAGCATGACTTGGTCGGCCAGGTCTTGTTCCCTGGGCGGGAACATGTCGAAGTCCATAGCAAACGGGTCGGTCGGTTCCGTATTTATCTCGGTCATCTCGTCGTAGGTGGCCTCGTCATCATCTTCCTCTTCGCCCCCGTTGGCGTAGATGTCGTGGAGCTTATTGATTGCGGTTTCGTCGACGCTGTCCTGTACATCGTCAACGTCCATCATGTTGGGCGGGTTCTTCATGAGTTCGAACTCGGCATCGCGTTTCTGTTCATCCAGCTCCACTTTGACAGCGTTCACGTCCTTGCCGGACTCGTTCGCCAGTCTGTCGATGTACCTCGGCTGGCGGTTCGGTATGATGTCCGCCGGTGGCGTGACGATGTTTGTCTCGTATTTCTTGTCATTGACTGTCATTTTCGGTATTCCCGTGGATGAACTGCATCTAGTTTATCGCCGAGCCCGCATTAAAATTTGTGCCACCCTATAAACTTGCTTGGAAAGAAACGACTCATGAGGTGAGTAAATGTACAATTTCCAGAATGAACAAGATATCATGTCCGAAATCGCACGTATTTCGGCAGAACCCATCGACAATGAGCCGTATAGCCTTGTCCGCGATCCTAAGCCCGTTGTGGAGTCCGTACTGGACTTCAACGGCACCAAGATTGATACCGGTAGCTGGACTACTGGCGACAGCGTGACTGAGGACAAGAAGAAGGTCGGTAAGGCCAAGACTGCCAAGGACCCGAAGCTCACCAAGGAAACCCCCAAGGCTACCAAGGGCGAGAAGAAGGACGATGGCAAGATCGTAGAGAAGGTCGACGCCTCGGAAAAGAAGGATGACGGAAAGACGACCGAAGTCACGACCGCAACCGAAGTCAAGGATGGCGATACGCCGAAGGCTAGCACCGGTGAGTTCGACAAGGCCGCGAAGTCGGCCAAGACGAACCAGGAGAGCGAAGCCAAGTCCAATAAGAAGTTTGCCAAGGGCTGTGATATCCAGACTCGCATCAAGCTTTTCAAGGAAGGCGTGAAGTCGCTTGCTATTGACGACAAGACTCGTGCCGATGCCGACAAGGTGCTCAAGGAGTTCGATAAAATCTCCAAGTACCTCGGCAAGAAGTAGTCCATCTACGACACCTTAGCGAATAAGCCGCCTTTTTTGGCGGTTTTTCGTGTTTTTGCAATTCAAATTCCTTTTTTCTACATATTCCCCTAGTTAAACCCAGTATTTCATCAATATGGCCCAAGTTACCCCGGAAGAGAAGAAGCCAACTAGACCCATGTGGAGGTCGATATACCACGATACGGCGGCCGACCGTATGTACGTGTGGTATACGGACGGCTCTATGGACGCTTTGCCGTCGGTTCATGAGTTCTACACGGACAAGCAGGGCGAGTATGGCGCAAAGCCGTGCGGAATGAAGGATATCTGGGATCGCGAGGTCTACAAGGCCGAGGTACTCCCGTCAAGGGGAGTTTCGGCCTACGAGATAGAGAAGGCCATCAAGAAGAATCACCATGGGCCGAACAATCACTTGGCCGAGATCGATATCGATCCGCGTGGACGTTTCTTACAGCAGCACTATTCAGATGCCGGCATGCTTCATCCGGAGATGAAGGACATCAACCTGTGCTTCATGGATATTGAAAACGCCACTACTGGGCGGTTTTCCCTTCCAACCGAGGCCAAGTACCCGGTGAACGTGGTCACCCTGTACTTTTCCAAGACCAATAAATATTATGTGTACGGGCTTGCCAAGGATATTTCCGATAAGGGCAAGGAGTTTCTTAAGAAGAACAATGCGGAGTATATCGTCTGCCCAGACGAGGCTGAGCTGATTACCCAGGTGCTTTATTGCGTAGGGTCCAACGATGTGGATATCTTCTCTGGTTGGAACTTCGGATTCGATACTGTCTATATTTGCAACAGGCTGAAGCAGATCAACGAGCAACGTCTGCCTACAGACCAGATTTCGCTTGACTTGCTGTCTCGTATGAGGGGCAAGAACAAGCACGCCTACCTGAACGATAAGAATGAGCTGGTTATCAACGGAACGGAAGTCATTGACTTTCTTGCGCTGTATAAGAAATATACGTTCTCCGAGGAATCCAGTTACAAGTTGGATTACATCGGCAGCAAGATTTGTGGTGAACACAAGGCTCCGCTTCCGGACGGATACTTGTCATGGAAGAACTACTGGGAAGACTACGTATTGTATAACTTCCAGGACGTTCGCCTTCTAGTTAATATTGAGGCCAAGGTACAGATGTTCCGCTTGGCGGTAACGTCGGCCGCGGCGGCTCGTGTTCCTTTCTCTTCTGTATTTGAGTCAAAGAAGATGCTGGTCGGCTTCATGCTTGACCACTTGCACCACACTGGAAGAACCTTCCCGCCGTATCGCGAGCAGCACAAGGAAGTATTCCCCGGCGCATTTGTCTATTCCGTCCCTGGATACAAGGAATATTTGGTGTCTTACGACTACCGGTCGTTGTATCCGTCCATCATGATGACGTTCAATACGTCGCCGGAAATGAAGGTGACGTTCCCGATGGATTATGTGCTGTCCGAGGAGGAACGCAAGAACCTTATCAAGTCGCCGTGGGATCACAATGGTCGTTACCAGGTGTATTTCCGCAAGGACAAGGTCGGCGTGGTTCCCGAAGTTACCCGTCTGTTGTTCGATGGCCGTTCTAATCTGAAGAAACAGATGAAGAAGGCCAAGAAGGCTGGCGACAAGGAACAGGCTTCCGTGTTCGACATGATGCAGAAGGTGTACAAGGTGCTTGGTAACTCGCTTTATGGTCTTATGGGTTCCGAGTTCTTCGCTCTGTATGATGTGGATAATGCCGCGTCGATTACTGCGTATGGCCAGAAACTCATCAAGTACACTATCGCACGTCTGTCGGAGTACATCAACAACGATCTTCATCTAGACAAGAAGTTCGACGAGGTGTTCGGCTATACTGCTGAGATTGACCCGGAACTGGTCGGTACGTTTACCGATGCGGACGGAGATGTCAACTACAAGAGGATGAGCCACGGCGATACCGACTCGTTCTTCGTCAAGTTTGGCGATATATTCGGCCCGTTCCGGGAGAAGCAAGGGAAGGGAACCGAGGTGCTGGTATTCGACAAGCATGAATGCGTGGAGCATTACTTCTACGATAACGAGCACGAGAAGGAATCCAAGATTGCCTTCAATCGCCTGTGTACGAAGTATGGCAAGGAAGCGTGGACTGGCGCCGAGATGCGTACGCCGGACGAGAAGACCGGATTCACGAAGGCTCAAGTAACGTTTGCCGACGGTATATTCATGTGCGGGGACTACAGGGTCATCTATAACCGCTACCGGCTTACCGACTTCTGCCGTATACTTGATGCGGCCATTCTGGAGGAGAAGCTGGACGAGTACATGCTCGCCTACGCTAACCAGTGGAATTACCTAGTCAACGAATTGTTCCTCAAGAGAGAGAAATGCATTTTCAAGGCTATCGTTACGGCCAAGAAAAAGTACATCTGTCTTGTCGAATCCATGGAAGACATCGTCTACCTAGATCAAGGCCATAAGGACGATGACGGCAAGTGGGTAAAGGGTACCCTGGAGGTGAAGCCGGAATATGCTATCACCGGTCTGGAGCTGGTTAGGAGCTCTACCGCGCTTTTTGGAAAAGACCGCATGATGGACATGGTCAACCTCATGATGGACACTATGGACAAGACAGTGGTGAGGAACCGCCTGTTGGAGATAAAGAAGGAATTCTTTGACGCTGTATGGTCGGAAAACTACGGCTATATCGCATGTCCTTGCGGTGTCAAGAAAGATCCGCCGCCACTGGCCGTGCTGGAGCATATGCCGAAGGACGAGAAGAAGGCTCTCGACTGGCGTGTCAAGGCTGGTACGGTATGGAATTACTTGATCGAGCATGACCCGGAACTTTCCAAGTATCCGTACGAGCCGGTCTATGCTGGTTCCAAAATCAGGTTCATTAAGAAGGCTGACCGGTTGTTCGATGTGAGTATCATCTGTTATACCGGTGACGAGTGCCCGAAGCGCTTGCTTGAAATATTCCATCCCGACTGGGAGGAACACTGGAAGGTGTGCGTGGCGCAAGTGTTGGGAAGGCTGTTCAAGGCAGTCGGTTGGGACGAACGTCTCGAATACGACGAAAGTGACTTTATGATGGCATGTTTCTAGGAGGATGACGATGCGCAGACATTTTCAGGGAATCCGTTTCCCATTATGCCGAGACTTGTGCGACCCGCTGATGGGTACACGGCTCTCCGATATCCGGTCTTTGCGGCGTGGCAACTCGCGAGAACTTCGTCTGATACTGTCTGTTCGTCGAAATACTCGTTTTCGTCTAGTTCCTGTGTACAACAGGGCGGGCCAGGTATCGTCTGCTTCGGGTTCACGTCGGAGCATACCTGTTCATACAGAGACTGGGCGGCAGTGTATACCGGAGTGTCACGAGTAAGCAAGAATGTGTAGAACCCATCTTTCATAGCATTAGGAGTTTATAATGATAGACGTATTAGCAAATAAGAAAACTGGCGACGATCTCGCCTCGGCTGTGAACTCTAACCTTCCTTGGGAGGAAAAGTATCGCGGACATGACCTCGATACGATTATATTGAGGAAACCGATCGAGAACATGTTCAAGACGGCCATGGAGACTGGGGCATTCGGTAACTACATCCTCCATTCTGGAGCCACCGGCACCGGAAAGACTTCGCTTGCCAAGGCCATACCGGAGATGCTCGGTACGCAGTCCATGTTCCTATACGGAAAGCGCGATACGGAAATCATCGAGATGATTGAGGAGTATGCCAAGTATTCGTGCCCGGATGCCCAGCCGAAGTTCGTCATCATCGACGAGGCTGACAAGCCGACAAACCCGGATAAGTTCTATCGTACGCTCCAGTCGGCAATCGAGGATAGTTCCAGCACGCTCAGATTTATCCTTACTTGCAACGAGCTCTGGCGCATTCCACAGGCCATCCAGTCTCGCTGTCTTCCGATCGACTTCGGCAAGGCCGACGACAATGCCGAGGACGAGAAGGACTACAAGAATCGCGTATACAAGAGGCTGATGGCTATCGCCAAGGTGGAGTGCGATGCGCGTGGCGGGTCGGTCGACAAGAATACCGTTATCCAGATTATGAAGGACAACTACCCGGATATTCGTCTCATGATTTCGACCATGCGACGTTCATTTCTGGAAAATGGTGGAAGTATCGTTGGCGCTCCGCCAGCAATGCCGACGTCTGTCATCGAGGAAGTGTTCAAGCTGACCGTAACGTTCAATGCAAGGGAGCTGAGACGATATATCTCGTTGAATATTCCGTTCTGCCCCGGTGTATATCGTCCGTTCGGCGATTTCGCCGTAGATCATCTCCCGGATGAGGTTCTGATTCCGTTCGGAGTGGCACTCGCCGAGGCGTTTAACCGCGCGTCCAGACAGGTAGACCAGGAATTTGCTCTGTGGGGTTTCCTCCTACAGACTATGCAGATTATCAAAAAATACGCACCGGAGTGGAAGTACGATGGCATTTGATCACGCTCAGTTCATAGAGAATCGTATCCTTAGCAAGCCGGTCTCTATGGAGGAGATCGCGGAGCATGACACGTACGCCGCCATCTACTCCCTTTCCATGACGCCGATTATCTTTCGCGAACTTCTGGCGCTTAATACGGTGGAATTCACTAAGTTGAGCACGAAGGTGCGTGCGAAGGTCATGCAGGGGTTCAACGGAAAGAAGCTGAATACTGGCTATCTGAGGGCGTTCCCCCAAGAAATAAACAAGAGGAACGCTGATCGGGATAAGGTAATGGCTGTATACGAGTGTTCCTTCTCGTCAGCCGATTCCATGATGCGGAACGGCGAGATCGACATGAAGCTTGTCGAGGAAATGTACGACTACAAGGTCAAGGGTCTGGCGCCAGTTGCCGGAGGCAAGCGTGGCCGAAAGAAGTGACATAGACTTGGTGATGGATACGTTTCGTTGTGACGAGGTCACTGCCAAGGGGCTGATAGACGCCGGCGTGAACGTGTCATTCATAAGAAACGGGATCGACGCAGTGGTCGAACCCGAACTTCATATGGCGGACGTCGCCAACAAGATAATCGACAAGTTATCCGATACAATCGGAGAGCTTCAGAAGGACGCCTAGCAACTTCTTCATGTTGTCCTCGTTTCCTTTTTCTGTAGCCTCGCCTTCTTTTGGCGGGGCTATTGCTATTCCTTCATCGCCATTCACGTTGTCCATCTTCTCGGTCTGTCCCTCTTCGGACGCAACCGGGACGTCGGAGGCGTTGGTGGGCATGCCGTGGTCGCGGTCTTCTTGGGCCTGGATGACATTTTCTTGGTCTTCCTCCGGGTCGACCTTGCTCGTGTCGGCTTCGAGGGTTTCGTCCGGCATGGCGAGAGCGGTTTCGGCATACTTGTCGAACATGTCGAGTATCCGTTCATCGGGCTCTTGGCCGGAGAATTCTCCCTCGCCGTTGGCGAAGTCGTAGAGATACTCTATGACTGTCTTGCCGTCGAGGTCGCGTTCGAACCAAGCGTTTCCGCCCTCGGCGGAGTCCGGATCGGCTACCACAGTCAGAGCTGAGTACTTCATGTCCTTTTGGAATAGCTTCTCGATCAAGTCGTAGTTGACTTGCTGGGTCATGGTTAGGCCGAGGGCAGCCTTCACGAGACGCTTGAGGACGCATTCGTCGTCGGAGTCTGACGTGGTAAGGTAGATGGGGTCTATCATGAGGAGCTCTTTAAGCTGGTAGTCTGCCCACTGGTGCATCTGGGTAGTCCAGTCCCGGCTGGACGTGCGGATTCGCTGGGTGAACTGGATGGGAAACTGGAGAAGGGACTTCCTCGTGCTTGGCGATATAACATCGACCTTGCCGTTGATTTCGGCTTGGATGGCCTCGATCAGGGCGCGGTCGCCCGGACGGCTGTCCTTCAGTTCGTTCAGCTTGTAGTTCAGAATCCTCGAAATTTGGGTCATTTGGTGGCCTCTCGGGTGCTGTTTTCAGTTTATCACGAAGCTGACCAGGGAAAAAATCGTGACCATGCCATAAACTAGATGCAAAAGAAACTGACCATGAGGTAAATCTATGGCAACAAAGATGGGTTATGCTCCTGGCGTGCGATTCCAGATTCGGGACAACTCGGGCTACAGCGTAGTCGAGAATCCGAACACGGTTGCGGGTATCGTCGGTTACGCTTCCAAGGGTGAGCTGAACAAGATCATCCCGGTGGCCAATACCGGTGAGCTCGGCGTGAAGCTGGGGTATGGCTACCAGAGCTACAAGTACAACCAGGGCATGTACGCGGCTAATGCCGTGCTGAATGCCGGTGGCGAGGTCGAGTTCGTCCGCCCCTACGGCGAGGAAATCAGCCGTACGGACGCCTACAAGCGCGACCTGAAGACGGACTGCTTCGTGGTCGCTTACGACAAGAACGCCGCTCTCTACACGGATTATCCGAAGACGTCCTTGAACATCAAGCACTTCGCGTCCACGAGGTTCAAGACCGACGGCGCAGCCGAGTTCGGTGTGAGCCGTAAGATCAACAACATCGCCGAGACTGTCGCTACCGGTAAGAACGTCGAGTTCAACGTCGATGCTTCCGAGAACTTTGCTGACAGCGCAGCTTCTCGTAAGTACGAGGCTGGCAAGTGCACCGACATGGTCATGTTTGCTATCATGAACCGCGACCCGAGCAATGCCTACCGCGCATTCAGCCGTTTCGAGGTTCTTACGTGGACTCGTAACAACGATGGTACGATGAATTGCACCCTCGCCACGAAGCCCAGCTTCGTCATCGGTGACACGGTTTGCTTGCCGAACACCGGTAGCAAGACCGAGAAGGGTACATCGAACTCGTTTGCCGAGGCTACCGTTGTGGATATCGAGGACAAGGATATCAAGCTTGAAGTTTCTGGCAAGTATGCCGACTACTTCACTACCGGCAATCGTCCGGACGTTATCCTCTTCAGCGATACCTCTAACGCGATTGCCGATGGCGTTGACTACATCAATATCAAGACCGCCGTTGCTGGTAGCAGCGTGAAGAACTTCGCCGTCCTCAAGATTGGCAAGGAAAACATCACCCCGAAAGAAGACGATACTCTTCTGAACGGCATGTTCCTTGACTTCTACGATAAAAACCGTGGCGAATATTCTATTCGTCTCATGGGTGGCAAGTCTCCATTTACTTCACCTACTACATTCACCCAGGACGATGACAAGAATGTTACGCTCTCTGGTGTGACTTCTGCGTTTACTCTTGAAGGTGATACCCTTCTGATTAAGATTGATGGCGAATCCACGGAACTGGTGGTCAAGAAGTTCGATGAACAGAAGAATGCGGTTTGCTCTTGCGGTTCTGAATTAACCGGCGATTCCGGCGAAGTGTCCTTCAAGTCTTTTGTCGACGCTACCGATTCTGGTGTGTTCGTTGCTGATATCACTGGCATTACGGAAGCTGAACAGAATAACTGGACTTTCGTGGCCTCCAAGATTGCGGACGCTATCCAGACGAACCTCGGCTTCAGCCGTATAGCTACGGTGAACGATATCAAGCAAGACGACGATGGTAACAACTTGGTGTCTGGAACGGAAATCAAGATTGACCCGAGCGCCACCTACGACTACTCCATTGGCGACTTGGTCGGCATTGTTCGCAACGCGAACGATTTCGACGTCGGCGAGTTCGGTAAGGCGAGTGCTAAGTCGTTCGATGGCAAGGTCTACACTATCACCGCGATTAACACCATGTCTGGTACGATCACGGTCGATTCCAGTGAAGACCTTTCTCTTGAGAAGGATGTCAAGTTCCAGCTGATTAACTTCACTACAACGAACTCGACCCTTTATACAGCCAAGTCTACGTATAAGTATTCGCATGATGCGGAAGAAACTATGACTAACGTCGAGGTTTCTGTGGCAACGGAAACGACCGTCACTAAAACCTTGACTGGATTGTCTAGTGCTGTAAATGCCGGTGATGTGGTGGTGCTGTCTGATGGATCGCAATCTGTTACGTTTACTGTGACAAATTCTGATGGTACTGGAACATGTGCTGAACTCACCGATGACGGTTCGTATTCGTATACTTCAGCGACAATAACACCAGCTGATGGTAGCGCGTCACATACTGAAAGCGGATATACTTATACAGTTACGGTTACATCGGAAACGAGTGTGGTTGAACAGTCGATTACTGATGCGACATTGGCTTCTCGGGCCAAGGTTGGTGACGAATTGGTCATTACGACCCTTACGCTTACACAAGATACCACGGACAAGACCTTTACGATTACTTCGGTTGAAGGCAATAAGGTAATTGGCACTATCAATGGTGTCGATGAAGATACTGTGTTCGACTCTGGTAAGTACACGTATACGAAGGTTGATACTATGGATGTCGCTGACATTTACATGGTGTCCAGCTATACGATGTATGTAAGCAAGGTTGACCAGAAGAAGGAAACGTACGATAAAGAAAATCTGCCTGCGTTTGTCATCAACGACGTGTTCGCCCCGGAAATCGACAAGTCCGACGTGGTACTGGCCGACTCCGATATTGGTGCCAGCTTCTTGGCCCTTGGCCTCGCCAAGACCAAGTACGTCGACATCAACTACGACGGCAACCCGTTGCAAGTGTTCACGCTGACCGACGATGGCATCGCTATCGCCCGCATGTATCTGGCTGTCCGCTACCGTTTCAACGGGACTCTGTACGAGTTCGAGGGAACTGTGGCGCCGTACAACCTGAATGGTCGCCAGCTCAGCATCCAAGCAGCCGCCGACTACGAGCTCGAGAATAGCGGTCTGGAATTCGTGATGAACGATTCTGGCGTGCTCGAGTACTTCCTCGAGAACAACTCCTATGACCTGTCCCAGACGATCATCAATGGCGTTCTCAACGGAAGCGCGACGGCGATTTCCTTCAACGAGGATGACCCGGCCATCGTGAACGATGCCGTGTGGACCTACGTACCGACGAACAACAACAGCGGCAGTACGCTGACAACGGTTTGGAGCCTCTTTGTGAACAAGGACGCTTCCGATGTCGACATGCTCGTCGCCGCTGGTATGGCGATCAACAGCCCGTTCGCTCGCAAGTACGAGACGCTCAACACCCAGGTCATGCAGGCCATGTTGAACGTATGCGAGGCCCGTAAGGACTGCTTCGCCATCTTCGACGGCATCAATGAGCCTGACATCAACAAGGCTGTCAAGGAGCTCATCCGTGCAGACGGCTTCGGTTCTAACCATGGTCGTTGGGGATTCCTCTACGATGGCCGTGGCGTGTTCCAGGATTCTCTCTACACGAATAGCCAGGTCGAGGTCATGAAGTCCGTACAGCTCGCCTCCATCATCACGGCCAACCGCCAGTCGGGTATCTTCTGGATTCCGGCCGCCGGCGACGAGGCTTACGTCCCGTCCGCTTGGGGTACGAAGGAGAAGTTCGTTCGTTCCTACGATCCGGAGGACAAGAACTGCGACCATGCGAAGCTCTCGGATATCCATGTGAACGCTACCCGAGTGAACAAGGATGGCATCCGTATATGGGGTGACTGGACGCTCCAGATGGAAGACACCGCGTTCAACCAGATGCACGTCACGATGCTTGTTGCCGGCATCCACAAGATGTTCTACAAGTACCTTGACCACAAGGTGTTCAAGCTCAATACCACTGTTCTCCGTTCCCAGATTACCTCGGATCTCCAGGATAAGCTCAACATGATTATCCGCCAGAATCCGCAGGGCCTCATCGACGGAAAGGTGATTTGTGACGATACCAACAATACTCCGGAGATCATCGACCAGAACTACTTGATTGTGGATCTGCGCCTCTTGCCTCCGAAGACCACCCGCTGGATCATCCTCCGTACGACGGTCGAGTCCACCAAGAACGGAAAGAACATTTCCACGACCATCGTGTCGGAATAAGGAGGTGAATTATGGCGTTAACAGACGACCAGAAGAAGAAAGTGTTCTACGCTAGTGCGATTGACCACCTTGTCGATCCGGTGCGAAGCACCCGTTGGCGTATGATCGTCCCCACCGACCTGTTCCAGCTCGTCGGCGTGAACTGCACGAACGGCGTCCATTTTGGCAAGGAAGGCGGCTCTGACGAGTTTGCCCTCCATGTCCAGGGTGGAGGCAAGATTCCTGCCGCTAAGATCAAGGACAAGGAAATCAACTACATGGGTTTCCAGAAGTACTTCGCCGTGCAGCAAGACGGCCTTGCCGGCACGATGGACTTCGAGTTCTTGCTCCTCGAAGACATGCGAGCCTTTGAGATGCTGTTGGCTTGGAACCAGACCTGTCTCAACCAGGGTATCCTTTCGAATACCCCGACTGGTGACCCGGTCCATGCTTCCGACCGTACTGCTAACGAAGGTAACAACCGCATCTACCTCGGCCTTGGCCAGCAAGAGAACCACAACAACGTGTATGCGGGTCTCATGCGTAACGCCACGGTGCGTCTTGAGTTGTACGACTGGATGTACGGAAACGTCATCCTCTCCGTCTTGCTCATCAACGCGTGGCCGAAGACTGTCGACGCGACCGGTTTCGGCTTGGACTACAAGGATGCCAAGCTTGGCTCGTTCAAGTCCCAGTTCAGGTACGACCGCTTCAAGCTGTACATTCCGCCCGGATACAAGGTCATCTAGTCGGAAACCAGCGAAAATTGTTAAAAACGGCCCTTTCGGGGGCCGTTTTTCTTCGTTTTGCAATTCAAACTGGTCTAAACTATCTTTTCCAAGGATATAGTAAGTTTTTTCATGGGTTACCAATGCTGAAGAATAGCGCTTTACGGTCGGAAATCACAAACGAGCAGATCAAGAAGCTTCGTGAATTTATGATGTTCTATACCGACGGAACGGACGACAATGGCGAGATCAATTACGAAAAGATTATCCATAATGCCAACTATAACATGGGCGAAGCCGCCGTCGACATCAACGGGCTCATTTTCCAGGAGAAGCTGAAACTGGAAAAGTTCGAGGACGAGTACCGCAAGCTGCGCCGTGACATTTACGAGAAGACGATGAACACGCGTTACGCATGGACTCCGACCCAGAAGGGTGTGGAGATCATGGTGGAAGGTGACGAGACCCTTAGTACCATTAAGCACAAGATGGAAAAACAACGGCTATACGTGGAGTTCCTTACCCAGTGCCAGGAGACCATCAGGTACTACCCGAGGAACATGAACTGCATGGTGAACGCGATCAACGCCGGTATCGAGCATGGCCAGCTCGTATTCAAGGACGGCAAGATGGTATTTGTTTAAGGAATTTCTATGAGTAACGAAGTCAATCCGAGCAAGTTTTTTAATTTAGACGAGGCCAGCAAGGAGGAAGAGGACAACGTCTATGCCGAGTTCGAGCAGACGCTGAACCTTCCTATAGGCTCAACCAAGGACGCCATTGCCGCGTCGAAGCACCTGATTAACAAGACGAAGGCTCTTGCCGTGGAAGCCGAGATGGTCTCCTTCAAGGAGAACTCCATCGACACGATAGATGCCGAGGAAATCAACGACGACTTGCTCCGTAAAGACCGTGCGCGTATCCGTAAGGAGGCTCACGAGCTGTATGACATGGGTCGTAACATGCTCAACTACATGTACGAGCAACTGAAGTCGCAGATTGATCCGGATGACAAGATGTGGGCCGCCGTATCCAGCATGATTTCGTCGGTTACCAAGTCGCTGTCCGACCTGAACAAGATGACTAAGGAGTTCCGTCAGGAGAACGATCTCGATACAGCAAAGAAGGTTCAGTCTGGACTGCTCGACCCGACCGGTGAACAGGAATTCGAGTTCACCCCGGAGACGGCCAACAAGCTCATCGCGTCATGGACAGCTGATAACGAGGCTAAGATACAGGAAGACTTGAGGAAGTTGGCGGATGAGCGCGTTCCCGGCAGTGCGCAGGCGCTGGAGGATAAGTCCGCTGAACCGAAACAAATCGAAAACAATGGGTAGGGCAAAAGGGACTAAGTAATGAAGATTGGTATTATAGGTGACCTCCATTTGGGCTATACGACAACCAAGGCCCCAATCACTCATGCGGTGACCAAGGGTCAGGTCGCTGCACTGGAGTCCATATTCTCCGATTTCGAGGAAAAGGGGGTAAAGACCCTAGTTTTCGTGGGTGACATATTCGACAACCGACGCTTTGTCGCCAGTGAGGTGCTGGATTACGCGTACCGCATGTTCAAGACTCGACTGGCCGATTTCCAGTGCTATGTCATCGCCGGTAACCACGACATGCTCTACGACAATAGTTCCGATGTGTGTAATGTGCGCGTACTGGAGAATCTTAGTAATGTAAAGGTCTACGTTGACGGCGTAGGAGTCGAGAAGCTCGATGGCAGAAACTGGTTCTTCGTCCCTTGGATTCAGGATGATAAGTTGGAGAAGGTCAACACGTGGCTCATCAAGGAATCTAGGGGTGATATAAGCAAGAATGTCATTGTAGGCCATTTTGACATGATAGGTGCTCGGATGGAGGCCAAGACAGTATCGACTACTGGATTCGACCCGAAGAGGTTTCTTAATGCTGCCAAGTTGACTATCAGTGGCCATTATCACTGCCGTTCCGTCATAGAGAATGGCGATAGCAAGGTGTGCTATGTGGGTACCCCATACCAGATGTCATTTGGCCATGTGGGCGTCCCCGCCGGTTACCACGTATATGAAGATGGTGAGCTCACGTTCTACGAGAATACAGTTTCACCCGAGTTCATCGAAGTGCGTGATACAGATCTGGACAATTACGGAGACCTATCGAACAAGATTGTAAGCTACTCCGTTGACAAGAATCGCAGTTATGCGGATGCCGCTATTCTTAAGGCTACCCTTTCCGATAAGCACCCGGTCTACATCAACCAGTCGTACTATGGTGACGACGAGGTTGCTGTTGAAGAGGACGCGCCGAAGACCGAGGAGGAGGCTCGCCAGATAATGACGACTGATTCGGTAGGCATGGCCGAGATATACCTCGACAAGCACCCGGAAATACTCCCGGAACTATCTTCGGGTGAGGACGCCAAGGAGGCCACGCTGGCCTTCATTCGCGAATACAACGAAAAAATCAAGTAAATGTACTAATTTAAAGTGAAAAAGTGAATTCTTTCAAGGGACTTCAAATGGATTTCCAGGGACAGATCAACGAACTTATCAAGGACACTCTTGCAGAAAAGCTGTCGTTCAACATCTTATTGGTGTCGGACGAGAACTCGAGGCTTTCCGTATTGCGCGGATACAATGCGCTTGCGCAGTTCCGCAATTTTTACAGCACGATGGCCTCGGTCAATTTGACCACAATGAACACTGGCGAATTCCTGCGTGTCAAGCCGGACTTGCACAATTACAATGTGCTGTGGATGGACAACGTAGTCAACCCGCAGTTCATTTCTAGCGTGTCCGAATCGCTCCTTGCCTACGAGAACGAGGTCTGTGGCGGTCCAATGGTTACCGATGGACGTACCGATGAAGAGCTTAAGAAGGAAGCCGATCAGCGTCGTGCGTTGAGGAACTTGCATATTCGTGCCATCTATGCGCTGGATGAGTTCGTGTGGGACGCCCCGGTCGGACGCCAGGTAAATATGTTTACCGCTCGCATGGTAGAGGACGCAATGATCATCTCCGACGAGGTGGTTGTGCCGAATGCCGAGATGGTTTCGGTACTGAAGGAAGTCGGCCTGGTGCCTCCGGAGAAGGACGTCATCGTCATCAATACGTTCGTGAACGACACGTTCTACCCGATCCATAAGGTGTTCACCAAGTCCGGAAGTTATTCCACGCAGATCCGCCGTCCCAAGATTCTGATCAAGGGAACCAGTATTCCGATGAACGTCCAGCGATTCATAATGCTGGACGAAGTCACCAAGAACTACGACATCACGATTTCCTCGGTTGGCGATCTTGCAAAGCCCATCTACAAGCTCATGCAGCAGAACGATGATGGCAAGGCTCCGCGAGTTACCACGATTCCACACTGGGCTAGCCCGGTGATGAATCGTAGCAACTATGCAGCAACGATGGCAGTCGAGCGAGACACCGGTTTCGATTTCGTGATTACTACCGTCCCAGAAGACATCAGTAACAGCCCGTACGAGCTTACCAACGTCGATACCGACAATATCATGGCTGTAGCTGAAGGCGCTGTTACGATCGCTGGTGTTCAGGACGCCGGATTCTCCAAGGAGAACCATATATGCGTGGCTACGAACCTTGTTTTCGGCCCAAAGACTACCGAGAAGGAAATTCAGTCCATGATCGAGAAGTGGCGTATCTGCGTAAACTGGGATACCGCGTACCAGAAGCAGCGTGAATTGCTGAAGGCGAAGACCGTGGCGTCCGAGCAGATCATGGGTGGCTATTTCCACGCCATGCTGGGACGTAACCTGTCGGATGCATTCGGTGCCAAGCTGAAGGAAGCACTCGACGAACAGAAAAAGGAAAAGAAATGAGTTTCTGGGTCGTTAAGTACGACGTAATGGGATTCGCCAAGGATGCCGATTACCACGACATCGAGGTGGAGTCCCCTTTCTTTATCCGTCCCAGTTTCAACACGAGGGCCGAGGCCGAGGAAAAGGCCAAGGAACTTAACGGGTCAGCCGGCGGAGATATTATCGAGGCTGACCTGAAGAATGACAAGCATTACAAAGGCAAGCGGTATGTCTATTCGATAGCCGAAGACAGTATGCCTGCCGAGGAGATGCCTTATGGCACAGCAGAAGAAACCGGAATACGACGCGCAGACGATGGCGTTCATACAGAGCGCGCAACTGAGCATAGCCAAGAACCACGGCCTTGAACTAGACCGCGATCCGGCTGAAATCATGCGCGAAAATAACAACAAGCTTCATACTGCCGCAACCGCTGTCAAGAAGAGCAAGGGCATGGTACGTCAGTCGATGCAAGCCAATGTGCCGGCACCGCATATAGCGCCTGCTCCACAGCAAGTACAGATGCCGGTGCCCAAGAAGAATTCCGCTACCGACGAGGCGATGCGTCAGAAGGGATACGATGCTTACATGCAAGGATTAATGCGGTCGGCTCCCGAAGAGGAATACGATGATGCTGATGAAGGTGTGGAACTTTCCGACATTCCGGAACCCGAGTATGTGGAAGATGAACCGGAAGAGGTTCCTCCTCCACCGCCACCTCCGCCACAGCCCAAGCCGAAAAAGCGCCAGAATGTTCCCGTAGTGGAGACTGTTGCACCGAGAATGCCGACGCCGAAGGTGGTTGAACAGCCGAAGCCGGCGTCAGTGTTCAAGGCCATGGAAGTTACCAACTTTAGCGAGGTACGCGGGCTACCGTCAGAGGGGCTCCTCTATGATGCACCGCTGGCCGGACAAGCGTTGACACTCATGGATGTCATGATGATGAACTACATGGACATGACGCGTCCTACCGGTGCGATTACGGAGCTTTTCAACCGAAAGTTCAGCGGAGGCTGGGCTGACGGATTCAACGCCGAGAATATCCTCGAGTGCGACGAGGCGTATCTCATGTACTGGCTTCGCGCGTCCACCGTTACCGACATGCCGTTCCCGTACGTTTCCGAGAACAACCAGCCGTTCCGCTGTCCGCATTGCGAAAAGGTTGCAATGTCCAAGGAAGACTACGAGAAAATGCCGATTACGTTCGCTGACCTTGATTTCAAGATTAAGGGTGACTTGAACGCTGTGCTCGCCAAGCATGCCGAGAAGGGGTACCATGCGTTCACTCTCCCCGACGGAAGGGAATGCGACGTATACCTTCGTCGTCGCTATCATGATCGTATCGTGTTGGACTATGTGGATCAGTATCGAGCGGAAATGCAACGCGAGATGCCCCCGGAATTCAAGGCTGTCATGCATACAGCTGCCATAGTGGAAATCGAGGACATGGAAGATATTGTCCAGAAGACCGAGTATCTGGGCAAAATGCCGTATCCGGTGGCTCGTAAGTTCTTCGATGAGCTGGATTCGTCTACGCTGACGACAGTCACTACGGCGAAAGTCCGTTGTCCGTTCTGCGGGAAGGAGGTCGTAATTCCTTATCCCTTTCGTCTCGACCTCTATATTTCCAGTCTATGATTATAAGGAGCTGATGCGGTGTAAGTGCCTTGTGTCCGACATGACGTCCAACTCGTGCAACGATTGCGACAGGATGTTCTTCCCGGAATTCAAGGAACTGCTCAACTACAGCATAGAGAAATATAACGCGCTGAACAAGATCGGCGAGGACGATACCCAGGAACTGAGTATGATGCCGAGGGTCTAAAACGGGGGCCGGTTGGAAAACCGGCCTTTTTTGCTGCCACGGAACTGATAAACTATGCGTTAGCTTATCGTATAGTGCTTGATGGCGACCGATACTCAAAATAATGCCGGAACGATGGACTTGACCACGCAGATCTCTGAGGGTTTCTTGCGTGCGATGCGGTCGTTGGGCAATAGTTCGTCCATGGAAGACCAGCTGGTCAAACAGCACATGGCCGCCGGTGGAAAGACCGGTAACGAAGATGACCCGCTGTTCAATACGCTGAGCACCAACAACGAAGAGCTCAAGAAGCTGACTGAGACCAATCAGAAGTTGATTGAGCAGTTCTATCAGTATGCCGACTATCTGAAAGACAAGTACATGGTTGGCGGACAGTCGTCGCTGGCCACGTCGGTGGAGAGACAAGGGTCGTCCATCGGAGTGTCGTCTAGTGCCGATTTCGACGCAAACGTTCCGGGGACTCTGCGGTCGGCTTATTCTGGCATATCTAACTCGGTTTCGATGCAGTCGCCGAACGTAGTTCCGGTCGATTCCAGTAGCATTTACCAGAGCGTAATGAGCGCAATGGGGGACGGGAACCGCAATACTGTGGAGAATGATCAGAAACTGCTCGCTGCGGAGGAGGATCGTCAGTACAAGAGCGTCACAATGTCTACCATGAAGAAGCTCAGCCAGGCGATCGACCAGTATCTCGGCGAAGGCATAAAGGTCGACGTCAGCGGTGCGGATAGTGCCGGTTCCGGGTTTGGGTCCCTCATAGCGTCTGCACTCGGTGCTCTGGGAGGAGGTATCCTCGGTTTCGCCACTGGCTATCTCAGCAAGTTCGGCGAGATGTGGGGAAACATCGGCAAGTCGTTCAAGAATGTGTGGAAGGGGGCTACTGCCTGGATGAAGGATACTTCTCTGGGCAAGAAGGTTTCTGAACTTGGCGTCAAGTTACGTAGCGCCATAAGTGGCGGTTTGGCAAAGATTACTGAGCTCAATGGTTCGTTTAACAAGATGCTTGCCGGATGGAAGAAGGCTTTTTCCGAATCTGTAGTTGGCAAGGGATTGAAAGCTATTGGGGATACTGCTAAGAAAATCGGTAGCACTTTCAAGAATATGGCCACCGGTGTTGCTGGGAAAATAAGCAAGGCGGCGAGTGCAGTCAAGAGTGGTGGCATTATGAAGGCCGCGTCGTCCGTAGTGACCGGCGGGCCGATAGGTGCCGCCGTGAAGACGGCCAAGTCGGTTCTGCCTATGGCCGCTTCGGTTGCCAAGAAGCTCCCCATGGTGCAAGCGGCTGGAGGCGTACTCGACACCGCGATGAATACCTACAAGGTGGCGAAGGCTGGCGGTAGCCTTACCGATATAATGAACACTGCTGCCGCCGGTGCAATAGATACGCTGTCGGATACATTGCTTATTCCGGAAATGGTTAATGCGGTCAAGGGCGGTGTCAACGCGTTCAAGAAAGGTGGCGGATTTGGCGATGTGATGAAGGGCGCCGGTAGTGGTTTCATCAAGAAACGTGACGCCAACGACATTTCGATTGGCCAGGGCATGATGGCCAACATACAGCATTTTGCTGGTAACGAGACAGAGACATCTCGTCGCATAAGGGATGCCTACAATGCTGGTCAAGGCTACAAGGAGGCTGGTCTTGCGACTGTTTCTGGAGCGGCTGGCGGTTTTGGTCATTCTGCCGCATTGTTCAAGCCTACTACCGCGATCGGTTCAATGGAGAACCCGCGTGAGCCTAACGCCACGATGAGCGATAACTTGCCTACTGGAACTACGACAGAGTCTGATCGTCTTAAGGCTATAGCTGATGCGGTTAAGGAAGGCGTGAAGGAAGCCCAGTTGAGTCCGGAAGTTCGCGAGATGAACGCCCAGAATGCCAAGGCGACTGGTGAGGCTATCAACGGACAGTTGTTTGGAGGTTAATGTATGGCTAATGGGTACGAGAAATATCTTCAGAGAGTAGGCCATACTACAGGGAAGATGAGCGAGCATCTCCCGAAGCCAAACGTGTGCCGCATAGAGGTGCTCGATGGCGCGGCAAGGCGTTCCTACATGGGTGGCTTCCAAGGGACACTGGATTGCTTCAAGGAGACGATGCTTGATGCCATAGCTCGTGGCAAGTACGACATGTATGAGCCTTTCTATGGCATACTTGACAATGCGGCCAACGGGTCTGGACCATCGTTCGAGGTGAAAGCCGACTGGAAGACCAAAAGTGGAAACAAGTCTGGATTCAGCCGTATGAGCTCCATCCTTACCGGTACTGGCGGTAGGAGCGGGTTGCTTGGTGTAATTCCGGGTCTGTCTGGTGTGAACTCGCTAGCAAACGGGGCGTTGAATTCTATCGAGCAAGTGGCTACCGCCGGCATGCAGTTGTCTGGTGTGAATAACAACTGCACCGGTAGCATGACGATCAAGGATTTCGCTGGCGCGACTATCGACGCGACATTGCCGCTGAAGTTCCAGTGGTATATGCCGGAACAGGAGGACATGTGCCGTATGTCCTTGAAGCGTCTGATTATGATGACCTACGTTCGTCCTATGGATCTGGAGGCGTACGACATCGTCAACGCCATGATAGATGGCATATTGAATTCCGGCGAGAATCTACAGCCGGTTCTCACCCAGCTGAAGAACTATGCGTACGATAAGTTAGTCCCCGACAGTTTGAAATCGGATGCCGGCAATACCAATACTACGGCAACCACTACGTCCTATAAGGACGGCAAGAACAGCAATGGCTCGACTAACGAGGGCGATTTGCTGTCTAGCGCCATTGACGTTTCCAAGAAACTGGTGTCTACTGGTATTGACGCCTACAACAGCATTAACACGTTCTTTGGCGGTGAAATCACGGCCAACCCGTTGCCGGTACGAGTGAGCATCGGACATTATCTCGACTTGGAACCGATGGTCATCAATAGTGTCAAGATTTATGCCAGTACGGAGCAGTTCATATCGAAGGATGGCACACATCTGCCAATCTTTATGAATGCCGACGTGAACGTGTCATACTGGATGCAGCCGGGTCCGACGAAGGACTTCATCTCTATCCTCGGTAACGAGGTGTTCGAGCAGTTCATCGACCGGTCGAAACAGAACATCCAGGGTGCCGGAAATGGCAACGGCGCCAACAAGAATTCCAAGACTGGGAACAAGAATAAGAATAACCCGCAGAAAAAGAAGAAACGGTAGGTGACGTATGGCGAAGGAACAGTTCCCGAGAATCCGTGAGGACAAGTTCAAGTATGCCGGCATGTTCCACATTCCGGCTGTGGACAATGGTCGTCTTGACCGAGTCGTGGGCAACCTCTATGGTACTCCTACGATGTATAAGTCGTTCGC